CGCGAGTTTCACGTCATCGGGCCAATCGTTGGCGGCGATGATGTATCCGGTGAAGGTTGCCGTCATCCCCGCTCCTTATCCAGTGCGTTGCGGGAGGATGCGTGAAGTGCGGACTGCCAATAATGCCACCCCGCGTTTATTACCTCATCGGCATAGCCATCTTCGCAGCGCACAAGGCACTCGGTGCGGATCTCGACTTCGAGGAAGCCGCTCTCCTTCATCCTGTCCACGACGGCTGCCTCAAATAGCGACCTTTGGTCTGTCATTCGCTCTCTCCTCTCTGGCGGATAGCGGAGGTTCCGGAAGCTGTGAGGGCGGCAATCATTTCCCGAGCGGTCTGAGCGACCTGAACCGGCGTGAATTTCCACCCCTGCTTGATCAGATGGCGCTCTGCGATCCGTAGCGCCTCGGCATGCGTTTCGTCGCCGATAACCGGTCTGGGGCTCTCATTCATCAGTCGACCTCTTCAGTTTGAGGTAGGCCTCGATGAGCTGATCGCGAGTTTTGAACCCAGTCTCTCGCTCGATGAGCGCATCTTCCATGTCGGGGGTGTGTGGATCGCCGCCAAAGATCGTCACTTCGGCGAATTGCTCGACGCCGACTAGGTTCATGCGGAAGATGTGCTTGACCGACATAATACCCTCGCCGGATGGGATATGGACGTTCATTTCGCCCGGCATCTTGGCAAGCGCCTTTCGGAGTTCGCGGACCTTCATTCGACGCACCCCTTCGTTTTTGTGGCGGAAGCGCTGCGCGTGGCGGCGAGGGCTTCCGCGGCTGTGTTCCTGCAAAATGCACTGAGGTGGTTGGGCCCGTAGCCGTCGCTGATCTTTTCAAGCGCATCGCGCAGCCTCTCCACCTCCGCGCTGTCCTCTCCTTCTCGGGAGAGGGGTGGGGAGGTGAATGGATTTGCGATGAAACCGTGCTTGATACCGTAGGCCAACGCGGCAACGGTGTGCTTGACAACGGCCCTGCGCTGGTCAGTGTCGCAGGGCTGGCCGCTCTGGCACACGCCGTCCATATCGGCGCAATCGCGGCACATGCCCCCGTAGCGCAGCACATAGCCGACCAGGTCGTCACCCACCGGCTCTATCGCCGGCACATCGACAAGGGCGCTTCGGATGCGCTGCTCGTAGTCGGTTTGGGCCGCGGCTTTGGCGGCTTCGGCATGAGGGTGCGCGGACTTTGTGACGCTGCTGCCTTCATGCTTGGCGAGGACCGCACATTCATGGTCTTCATCGACCGCGTATAAAATGCCTATGCCGTGCGCTAGGTACGTCCCGTTCCGTATGGCTTGCCGCCACTCCAGTGGCTTGATCTTCACCTCTCCCGCCTGCTTATCTGAAAGGGCGGCGGTGAGGGAGCGACGGTTCCAAGCCTCAACGGCCGATTTGCTGGAAGCATCGAAATCCTTGCCGGGAACATCCGTATAGCAGCCGCTGCATCGCACAACCGGAAATGCGCGGTCGGCCGCACTGTATGGCGTGTCCCGGTCGCATGTGGGCGGCAGCACCATAAGCCTGTCTGAGCCACAGAATGGGCAGGGCTTGAGTTCACTCTGCATTTTCACCTCCGAGGAGTGCGCGGGCGCGGCGGAAGTTGCCGTAGGACAGCTCGACGCCGTCGTAACCCCACAACGGTTTGTGTTCGGGCACTTCTACGCTGCGGATAGGAAGTTGGTCGGCAATCGCTGCAAACGGCATCAACGCTTCCTGCAGATCCGCATTCTCCCGCTGCAACGCCTCTGCCTGGCGGGCGAGGGCGAGGAGCTCGGAGATGGCGACAGGGTTGCAGGCCGCGATGTAGCGCATGTTGGCGGCGTCTTCGGCGAAGAGACGGTCATTCATGCGATCAGGCTCACAGATGCCGTCGAGCCCGCAAACGATCTCGGACGGACCAGCGACCGTCAGCCGCTGAATATCCGTTCTGGTCTGTACGGTTTGCCACGGCCCCGGCGTCACGCCTTCCATTGCCTTCTCTATTGCCTCTATGGCTGATACGGGGGAGGTCATGGGCGGCCCTCCGCATCAATTGCCGCCAGCTCAGCGGCCAGCTTCGCCTTGCGCTGCTCGACAAGCTTGGCGTCGTTCTCGGCCTTCATCGCTTGAATGTCTTCCGGGATGCTCAGAGCCGGGTGCGTCTTCACCCACTCCAGCAACGTGCCATAGTGCAGGTTGGTCGTGGTGTAGATGTCGACCGTGAAGTCCGGCTTCTGGCGGAAGCGGGCGCAGGTGGTCTCAAATTCCGACTGGATGACGGCGGCGCGCTCTTCCTCGGTGTCGAAGAACTGAAATTCGGAGCCGTAATGGTCGGACAGATAGTACTTTGCCCGCCACTCTTTGCCTTTCTCGAAGTCGCCGCCTTCAACGCGAAGGCCGCTGATATCCTTCATCTTAATGATGCGAGGGATACTCCTGGCGCCGTGGTAACGGTTTCCTTCGACTGACAACGGGTAAAGGACCTTGCCGTCCAGAAGCTTCCCGAGATCGATCATCCCCTTATGAGTCTTCATCCACTCGTCAAGCTGGCGCTTGGCTGACGAGAGCTCCCATTCGGCCTTCTGCTTTTCGCTGCGAAGGTTATCTATCACCTTCGAGGCTTCAGCTTTGATCTGGGCAAGCTCTGCCTTCTTCGCCACGATGTCAGCGTCGAGTTCAACACGCGGGGGCGCGTCGAAAAGCTCATCGCGATCCTTCGCAACAAGATATCCGGCAGGCTCCGTCGTTTCCTCCTCGTGGAAGTCGTCGCCGTGATAGTTGGGCGACTGCATCACAACCGTTACCATGGGTCGGACATAAGCAGTGCCGTCATGCTCATGATCCAGGCTGAATGCGGCTCCGGTCTTGTCGTACAACAAGCCGCTCGTATGCTTCACGTTCTCACCCATTGGAGGAGCCTTTCTGCTGAAGAGCGCGGAGGGTGGGCGGCTCATGCTTCACCTGCCTGCTTCTGGGGCGTTGCCGGTGAGTTCGCGATAGCGCAGAAGGAATGCTTCTGCCGCCTGCTCAGGCGACCAAGGGTAAATCTCGAAATCGTAGGGCTTGATGTCCGAAAGCGACCAGCGTTCTCCGCGCCATAGCAGTAGATCGCGGCGCTCGGTGGCCAGCATCCGGACGTCGGCCTGCTTCAGCGCGACGGGGTCGGTGATGGTGATGCCAAACCGCGTCAGGATTGCCGCCTCGCACCGCTTTTCGATAGCCTTGAAGCCCGGGACGAGTGACTTGAGTGGCGCGGTCATGTCGCCGCAGACAGCTTCGCCGACTTCGTGCATGAGGGCTTGCATGGCAAGTTCTGGCGCGATGGCGTAGCTCATTCGGACGCAGTGCTCCGCGACTGAGTAAAACACGCGGCGCTGAAAGTGCCTGCTGTAGCACTGTCCCGCGCACCTTCCTTCAAAAGCCAGCCCGTAAGCGATGTCCTCAATAGTAATCTCGCTGCTCTCAGGGTCCTCGAAATCGAAGTAGGTTCCCGAGCCGAGTAAGATCGTGGGGCCGATCGCGTGGCGGATGACGCTGGCGCGCATCGCTTCAATGGCGAGTTCGTCGCTCATTCGGAAACTCCGTTCGACTCGCTTGCAGCAATCATGGCGTCGGCCATGCGATAAGCCTGATACGCGGCTGCGGCAGGGCCAGCGTCATGAAGGAAATCACTCCCATCATCGAAGCTGTGCGCCATGAGGCCTACCAGCGCCTGACCGGCGAACCAGTCGCGGAGGCTCATGCCGGGGTGCTCTGCTTCCGCGAACGTTTTTTCGATGTCACCGCCGATGTTGACGAAACCAATTTCCTCCATGCGCTTGCCTGAAAAGGCGAGCCCGCCGTCTTCTATCTTCTTGGTCATGCGGAATCCTCGCGGTAAAAGGTGCAGGGCCGGTAGACGACCGGCTTCTTCGGCTTGTCGGATTTGGGGAAGGGGGCGGATTTCAGCTTGCCGGCCGGGCGAATGACGCCGCTATGCCGGTCCCGCTGCCGGTCGGACTTGCGGATCTGCTGAATGTCGTTCCGGGTTTTAAACTTATGACACTGGACGCAAATCGCCATGCAGTTCGAAAGGCTGTTATCGCCGCCAAGCTGGTCGGGAACATTGTGGTCGAACTGGACGCCGAGCGACAGGTGGCAGTTTCATCGCTGGCCCGGCTCAAATCCGTAGCGGGTTCCTTCTGCCTCGCAGCGATAGCCGGAACGCTCCAGTGCGGCGCGCTTGGTGGCGCGGGAGAATTCGGTGCGGGCCATCACACCCTCCTCAGATCATCGAGGACGGCCTTGCGCATTTCTTTGCGGGCGCGGTGGATAGCCTGGGTGCTGCCGGTGCGCTTGGCTGTGGCGAGGTCTTCCGATGCCTTGCGCCATGCCGGCAGCTTACTCATGCCGCCGTGGCGCTTGTGAAACAGCCACATGATGTCGGAGACAATGCGAGGCACGCGGATGGTGCTGGTCATGCCACTCTCCTATCGTTCGCAGCCTCGTGGAAGCCGCCACGGATGGTCTCGGTCAGGTGGACGTTGTTCGTGTCGCAGAAGGCGATCGCGTAGGTGATGAGGCTCGCAGCCCGCTTCACCGACATGCGGGCGGTGCTCTCGCGGATGTTGACCGGTTCGCCTTCGAGGCCCGTCACAAGATCGACTTCACCGTTGGTCGCCACGGTATGGGCGGATACCAGTAGAACCTTCCACTCGTCAGCGTTCCGACGCTTCCCGTCCCAAGGCAGGCTTGAACGGGCAAGATCGGTGCAGATCGCATGAAAGAACGCATTCTGCCCGCCGCTGCGCGTGACAGGGCCGATCGCGACCGAGCAACCTTCTGCTGCTTGGATGACAGCATTGACCGCGTTGCGGCGCACCTTGTCGTTGATGAGAGTGAAGCGCTGCTTTTCCATATTCAGCCCGCCGCCATAGAGCGTTGAAGGATTTCGCGGTCAGTGACTACCGGCTCGGGCGCGCCGTAGCGGCGAACCTTCTCGACGATCTCGGCCAGTTCCTCGTTGAACTGCTTCACCGCACTGGCGAGCGAGACGATGTAAGGCCCGTCGCGATAGGCGCGCTTCACGAACAGCGGCATCTTCGGCCAATAGACGACGATATCGATCCATTCGCGTTCGGCTACCCAAAGCGCGCCTTGGCACTGTGCTTTGTGCTCTGGCGGGAACTCATCGCGCTCGATGCACTCAATGAGCAGATGCGGCAGTTTGGACTTGGCTTCGAACATACCGCTGGACCCGACAAGCCCGTCAGGGCTGGCGCCTTTGTCCCCATTGCGGATGAAGCCGGTGAGATGGATCTCGGCATCTACGATGAAGGAATACATCTCGCGCGCCAATGGCTCATGCTCATGGCCGCGCTCCATATGGTCGTTGCTATAGGATATCATCGGGTCGCCGGTGATGATTTCGCCAGCCAACTGGCGCATGTACTTTGCTCGGGTTTTGCTATCGCCGCCGCCACGGCCAGAAGCCATGACGGTCGCGAACATCGAAGCCGTTGGAATACCGGCGCGGCACGCGAGCCATTCCGGCGTACCTTGCTCGCAATCGAAAATCTGGATCATCGGCCGAACCTCTCGTCGCGGCGACGGCGGAGCATGGTCATCGCCCTGTCGAAATCTGCCGCTGGCATGTCCGCGAGGCGGGCGATCTTGCCAATCTCGCAGACGCGCGATTCCTCGGCCTCGGCTGCCTCGATCATCTCGCGAAGCTCGATTACCTGATCCTCGGAAATCGTCTCGACCTCGGCTGGGGCCTTGTTGCCGTCCTTGTCATCCATGAATGCGAGATCGAGCGCGCTGGCCTTGAGGTAGCGGCGGGCATAGGTCTGGGTGCTGCCTTTGGCCTGAATGGGGGTCTTGTTGACCTTGCCCCCAGAGCCGGCCGCATCGAGCGGGAAATCATCCTCATAGATTTTTTCATGCCCGCCGGAGTGTCCGAGCGTCAGGCGCATACGGATATGGCCGGGGAGGTCGCAGGGGACGGGGCACGAGGTAGTGGAGAAGCCGTGTTCCGTCAGGATCGGCGTAACCACGCGCTCGATGTCGGCAAGGTCGGCATACTTCGACTTGGTATGGTCGTTGTCGTTCGTGCGGAAGATCGGGCCGATTTCCTTCTGAACCTTCGCGAAGGCGGCCAGCCATTCGCGGCGCGCAGCGTCCTCCCGGTCTTCGCGCTCGATGCGACGAAGACGCTCCTGTTCGTCGGCGCGAACCTTGACGATCGCGGCAAACTTGTCGGGGTCCAGTTTGTCGTTGCTGGCAAGACGCTCGATGACACCGAGAAGGCCATCCGCATGAGGCTGCGCGTCATCATACCGTTCAAGCTGAGTATCGCGTTCAACTGTAGCAATCTGGTTCATGATCAAATCTCCACGATGCAATGCGGGATGTCGCCGTTCATGAGGGCTTCCGCGATGGCTTCAGGGGTGGCGCGGCCGGACATGGTGCGCAGGGCGTCGGCTATGTCCTTCGCGATCTTGTCGCGATGGGCTGCATCGGCCTCGCGCTTGGCGCGGGCTTCGTCCTCAGCCTTCCGTTCGTTGGCGATCCGGTCGCGTTCTGCCTGGGCGGCCTCTTCGACCTCCCGCTTGTGGCGGGCCTCGTCTTCGGCCTGCTTGAGGGCGGCGGCCGCCTTTGCTGCCGCCTCGGCTTCAGCCGCATCCGCCTTGCGCTTTTCTTCGGCCTTGGCGGCATCGTCAGCGGCCTGCCGCTCCATTGCCAGCGTGATGGTTGCCAGAGCGCCTTTGCGCAAAGCGTGAAGGTCAGCAGCGTGTTCGCCGAGTTGGTCGATGAGCGGCGGCAGTTTCTGCTCAAGCTCATAGATCAGAATGCCGTAGGGCTGGGGCTGGCCGCCCACGAAACCCTTCTCGACCTCCTCGATGTACTGCCGGGCCTTCACCGCGCGCTCGCGCAGCTTCTCGGCTGCTTCCTCCGCCTCGCGGCGCTGACGATCCTCTTCGTCCTTTGCGGCCTTCAAGGCTCGGAGTTCTTCGAGCTCGCGAGCATCCGCTTCCCGCTTCTCTGCGGCGGCAAGGTTCTGGCGCAGCGCCGAGACGGCGCGATCTTTGGCGATGGCAGCCTCGTCGCGGTACTCTTGCCAGTCGTCTCCTATTTCGGTGGCTTCGATTTCCGCCAGAACGGCGGCGATCTGGTCGGACGGGCAATTGGCGTCGGCGCGGCCAGCGTCGAGCGCCGCGAAGCGATCCTTGAGCGACTGGAGACGGGCCTCTTCCGCATCTTCCCAGTCATCGACAGGCTTGCGGACGCTGGCTTGAAGCTCTTCAAGCCGGGCCTTTATCTTGTTCCGAGTCTCGTTGACCTTCTTCGTGTTCTCGCGCCATTCCTCGGTCAGGTCCTTGCCTTGCTGGTCCAGCGTCGTCTTGGTGCGGGCGATCTTGAAGGCGAGCGACTTGATCTCGTCTCGACCCTTCTTCGTCGAGACATCGGGCTTATGCTCGTCCACCTTTTTCAGGATGGCGTCATAGAGCTTGTCGAACTCCCTCTCGTCGGTGAACGTGGCAACGCTCGGAACGGACGGAAGGGCGATAATCAGGTCGGTGGATGCGGTATCGGACATTAGACCCTCCGGGCGATTTCGTTGGCCCGCTCAACACGGGAAAAACTGTGATCGGCGGCTATCAAGCCGACGACGAGAATGGTGATGATGACGACGAGGCCGGCGCAAAGGTCGCGTGCCGTATCGTTGATGATCTGGCCGACGCTGGGGCGGGTCGCCTCGCGGAACTCTTCGGGGCCAGCCTGTTCCTGAACCTTGCAGGGGACGCCGGAGGGAATGCAGGAGCATTCCCGGTGGGTGTGGAGGTCGCAGCGGGTCATTCCGCAGCCTCCAGAAAGCTGCCGGCGCGATATTCAGAAATCGCCTCGCCGAACGTTTCCTGCGCGTGCTTGCTGTTTTCGATCTGCTTGGAAATGGCTTCGAACAGCGCCTTGTTGACGGCGCTCGGGAAGCCCATGGCACCAGTGCCGAAACGGTCGAGAACCTTCCCACCGATCAAGATGCGCTCGACATAGAAATCGTCGTCGCAGTCCTCGACGAGCGTTGCCACGCCCCAAGCCATGAGGCCGTCGCCGATAAGCTCGACTTCCTCGAAAGTGTATTCGATCTCGAAACGGTCTGCTTCGTGTCGCATGGCTTGTTCCTCAGGTGATCTCTTTCGATATCCCGCCGCTGTGTGCGGGATGCCGAAGGGGATCAGCACATGTCCGCCCAATCCCTGAGCTTGTTCTCAGCGGCAACATGATCCCAGCGAGAGTCGTCCTCGGCGTCTTGAAATCCGTAGAACCAGTCCTCGCTACGCTTGAGCTGGATTTCGCCGCGATAATGGGCATTGACCGCGTCACGCATCGCCGGGTTCTGGAAAGCTTCCCGACCGTTCAGGTAATCGTCTTGCTGCGCCATTTCCCTTGCTCCTCATATTCCCGGTGTGTCGGGGTGATGAGGAGAATATGCATTACGCACATTTGCGCGTCAAGTCAGAAAATGCAAAACGCATATCTAGTGTGCAAAAAGATGCGCGCGCACAAAAAAGCCCGCCGGAAGAGCGGGCTGGGTGTTCTTACAATAGGCGGCGAAAATCTACGCTTTCACGGTAATAGCGCGACCGCGCCGGCAGAGAGGAGGGCGGGGTCATGCGACAAGTCAGGCCCTCCGCCCATCAAGCCGAACGTCCTGAATCTCAGCGTTTGGGTTGCGTCGGATATGTTTCTGCGCTGATCGGCGAGGCTTGATGTCCGTTACGAAAGCGAAATACCGAACTGGCACGTCGAGCATCATGGGGGCGTTCACGCTTTCCAGGTGGTAGAGGCCTTGCTGTGACCCCGGATAGGGCGTCTTCACCAGAACGCGATCATCCTCAAGGAAACAAACGCAAGGCTCGCCCATATGGTCAGGGCGAGGGTCTTCCTTCTCCTCGTAGAAGATCAGCCATCCGTCGTTTGCCAGCCCACGCATTGAATCCCCCTCTACTTCCAACGCTGAGGTATTCTCTGTCGCGCCCTCGGGGGCGGGAACTTCGCCAAGGTATCCATCGCCCGTTGCAAACAGCACGGAGCCGTCAGGCCCTGCACCCGCCTTGCCGCGAATTTTCGTCATCAGCGGCGCGCGTTCGGGGGCGGGGCCCTCGCCGGTGAGAAGCCATCCTTCGCTCACCTTGTAGGCCTTCGCATATTTCGCCGCCGCTCTCGGGATGCCCCGGATTCCCTGCTCATGCTGAATGTATGTTTCATACACCCACCCATGGTAACGGGCGGCATCCTTCGCCGTGGCAAAGCCTCTGGCGATGCGGGCTTGTTCGAGACGTTTGGCGGGCTCTGGGCGATCATCATATTCCATGTCATGCAAAAAGCATATTTTCGGTATGCGTTTCGACTTGACGACACGATGTGCGTTATGCATATTGTCGTACCATGGAAAACGAAATCGACCTCAAAGAACTTCGCCGTCGTCGCAATTGGACCCAGGATGAAATGGGACAGTTCTTTGGCGTCGATAAATCCACGGTCTGGCGTTGGGAAAACGAGGGTATCCCTGCGCGCGGCGCTACGCGCAAAGCTATTGAGCGCGAGTGGCTCGCTTCGGAGAAAGCTGGAGCCCCCGCATGACGGACTCTCAAACCATCCCGGACGTCCACAGCATTGCCCGCGATCAACTCCGCGCCTTTGTTCAGCGCGTCGAGCGTATCGAAGAGGAAATCAAAACCCTCAACGACGACAAGTCCGACATCTACAAAGAGGCGGCTGCAGTTGGCTTCGACAAGAAGACGCTGAAAAAGGTCGTCGCTCGCCGGAAGGTCGATGACAACCAGCGCCAGGAAGAGGACGCGCTTTTCGATATGTATTGGGACGCCGTTCATGGCACCAATCTCGTGCATGCACGAGTACGAGAAAACATTGAGGAATTTGACGCAGAGACCGGCGAAATCCTCGAAGACCGCCGCTCCGACGCTGGCCTGAACATCGTCACCAAGCATACCGAAATCACAGCTTCCTCCGCCGAGGCCGCAGTTACGGCGGACGATGATTTGCGCGAACCTGTTGCTGCGGAACAGGGTCAAATTATCCGGGAAGGGGATGCGCCCCGTGAAACCGACCGCTTCGGCGGTGACGCTTCGTGCCCGGATACCGAATTTCAGATGGACCGCGCCACGGAAGGCTCTTTCGAGACCGGAAGTGAGGCAGCGGAAAAGGGGCGCGAGGCAATCCCGGCTGGACCGGAAGGCGTTGACCTGAGCCATGCTGGAGCCGGTGAAAGCCCGGCAACCGCATCCAAGCCGAAGGTTTCCTTCCGCCCGAACTGCCTCCAACCCGAAATGTGCCGAAGCGGAACGCGAGACCATTGCTACTCGTGCCGCAAGGCTATGGCGCAGCATGAGGACGCCGCGTGATGAACCCAATTCGTTTCTCCAATGGCTATGACTCTGCAGCGCAGAACCTAATCGAGGGCCGCATCCGCGATAGCCGGGCGCAGATCGCCCGCGCCGAGGTCTCTTCCATCGTCAAGGCCTACATCGAGCGCAACGGCGTCCGTCGTTTCGAGGCTGGCACGTCTGGAGACTATCAGTCCTTGAAGGCCTTCCTCGCTGATCGGGGATACCACCTCAGCACCTATCGCAGCCAAGCCAGCTTTATCATCACCGTTCCCGGCCAACGCGGTCGTCCGAAAGCAATGAACTGGTCGAAGGTGATCGAGTTTGTTGACGGGCTTCGCATGGGCGAGGGGCTTGAACCTTTGAAGCGGAGGGCAGCGGCATGACCTGGCTCATCTACGGCATCATCGGCTTCACGATCCTCTGCGGCTGCGCGGCCCTCGCGTTCGTCCTCTCCGATGAAGACGACGACTACCAGGAACACGACTGGTGGAGGGATCAGTGATCAACGGAATCGGTCAGCGCCGCTCCTCATCCTCCCAAGCCGCTGACTGATCGGAGCGCGCGGCGAAGTCCCCCTCAGTCGCGCGCTCCACTCGAATTCTCGGAAACCGTCCTTGCAGCCTCATCACGACGGCTCGGACAGGAACCGACAAAGGAACAAACGTCGAGGACGCCGAAGCCGAGGATACCCCGGCGTCCTCTGAACCCTCAGCAGACAAAGCGGCGGCGGCGCTGCGAGGGAATGGAATTAGACGGTTCGACCCAGGCGGGCCGGACGAGATGGCTTCACAAGAGCCGGCAAGCTCCTCGGAGCCATCTCGTTTCTCAGTAGTGATCCTGTCCATGACAGTTCTCCTTGAACGCGAGAACAATGGCACAGGGAAAATCGAAAATGTCGGGAAAGTCACCCGTAGATTCGGGAAAACTAAAACACGGTAAGAGCACGAATATGAGCGACGTAACACTGGCAAACGACCTGATCAAAGAGATTGGCGGATCGCGCCATGTCGCCGTGATGTTCAAAAATGCATGCGCAGAGCTGCGCAGGATTTTCCCGCATCGTGACGATCCTGAAAACAAGTGGACAGAGCGACGCCTCCGGGCGTGGTGGAACAACGAGAGCCAGACCGTACGGCACTTCCAGATGATGGAGCTTTACGAGACGGCAGAGGCCGTAAGGAGGGCCCGCGATGTACACGCGGAATATCGACAGAAAACCGCCCGCCTTCGCCAGATGGCTCAGCTTCGAACGCAGGCACGCGATTGCGATGTGGCTTCGTGACAGGGCCGCTTGGGCTGCCGAGTGGATCTGTCCGGAACTGAGGGAAGATCAATGACTGTGTACTTCGTCCGCAAGATTGACGCGCCGACCGAGATAAAGATCGGTACCGCAACCAATGTCGTGAATAGGTTGACGGCAATCGCTCGCGCTGTGGGCCCTATTCACTATTTCGCCTCCATGCCGGGCGGCGTCACTACCGAACGTAAAGTCCAGCTGCGCTTCGCTCACCTTCGGACAGAAGGGGAGTGGTTCACCGCGAGCCATGATCTGGAAGCCTACATCAGCTTGGTCGCCGACAAAGAGGACGCCGAGTTCCGCTTTACGCCGAAAACGTGGACGACAAAGGCCGTCCACCCTGTTGCCCGGCGCGAGGAAGACGCCCGTCGCGCATTCGCGCTCTTACAGCAGATCTTCGAACGTTACCCACGCCAAACTCCGATCGGCGATTGTGTGGAGAAAGCGTTTCAGGAACTTCATTTGATGAATCCGGCTTGGTCGAGGCGGCGAGTACGTGCGTTGCATGAGCTGCGCGGTCTACGCGTCGATCTCTTTGAAATTATCGACATGCTCACCTTGCTGAACATCCCAAGGGACCGGTGGGCCGATTGGATTTCACCCGAGAAGCAGCAAGCACGGCGGGCAGCGTGATGATGGTGGCACCAGAAATGCTGCGCATCGCGAAGCGCTGGCGCGACCGTTCTCGGAAATGGGCCGATAGGGCCGACTGGATCGTGGGGGACTGAGATGAGCATCTACGTTTTGCGCTCCGCGGAACTGGTCAAAATCGGCTACAGCGCCGACCTGCATAAGCGCGTCGGGGCTATTGTCTCAGGGTCTCCAGTAGCAGTCGAATTTGTTGGGCATATGCCAGGTGATCGAGACGTTGAGGCGCATCTGCACCAACGGTTCGCGGCGCATCGGTTCTCCGGAGAGTGGTTTGTAGAGACCGAGGAGATGCGATCGGTCTTCGCCGCGATACTCACCCCCAAGATGCCGCAACCGTTGCCGCCAAAAGGGCCTGTCGGCCGGCGCGACCGTGACCACTCGGCAGTGCTAGTCTTCAAAGAGCGGCTTCGTGAAGCCGGCGCTCGTCTATTACCAATGGCAAACCACGCTGAACGCACCATCGCTCTTGCGGATGCGCTCGGCTGGCCGAAGAGCCGGGTGAAGGACGTTTACCACGGCGATCTGCGGGTCTCCCTGCGTGCCGTCGAGACCGAAGAACTCAATGCGTTCCTGCTCGCGCCGGAGCTTAAGGCCGAGATCGAGGAGGGCGAGTGATGCAGATGCAACGTATCGAAGTGCTCGACTTGTTCAGCGCAGCGGCCGGCGGCTGGTCACTCGGTATGCATCGAGCTGGCTTCGAGACCATGGCCGCCTGCGAATTCGTTGATTGGCGCCGCGCGCTCTACTCGCAGAACAACCCAGGCGTCAGGATCTATGACGATGTTTGCACCCTCACGGCAGATCGAATTCTTCGAGATTTCGGACGACTTCCGTCAGTCGTCGTCGGAAGCCCTCCCTGCCAAGACATCAGCAGCGCAAACACCAAAGGCAAAGGCGTCGAAGGCGCGCGCAGCGGCCTCTACTTCGAAGCCATCCGCATCATCGGAGAGTGCCGTCCTCGTTGGTTCGCTCTTGAGAACAGCTCTAATCTCCGAACTCGGGGCGCTGACGCCGTCCTCGCTGCGCTGGAAGCACTCGGCTACACCTGCTGGACGTTCGTGGTTCGTGCTGGAGACATCGGCGCCAATCACGAGCGGCCCCGAAGCTGGCTCATCGGATGCGACCTCAATCAAATTGCCGACGCCGATAGCTGGCAACAGTGGCAGCAATCAGGGCGGCGGGATGGGGCGCACCGGGCCAATCCGACATTCCACCAAGACGATGATACGGCAAAGCCTCTTGGCGCTGGGCACGTCTGCGAACACGGCATCAGATGGCCTTGGGCCTGCGACGAATGCGACCAAGCTGCCTACCCCGGTAAAGAACGACCGGAAGATGGAGCCGTGGTCGGAAGCCTACGCCCGTCGGCGATCGCCGAAGCTGGATGCTCTGATGGACGGAGCGGCGAAGCACGAGATGATGCCGACGCCTCTGAAGAGCGACCGGAAGGGCTCGCTTGGCGTCATGAGTGGCGGCAAGGTGAAATCTCAAAACGTCCCAACGTTTCTCCGCGATCAGAAATGGGACTACGCACGGCAGATTGCGGCCGCGTTGCAGAGTGGCGGGCTGACTGGTCCCTCGATGACCTTGCCCGTCACCTACAACTGGATGATGGGCTTTCCGCCTGGGTGGCTGGCGCGCGCATTGCGGTCGGCGGTCCAAAAGGGACTTCTGCAGCAAGTCTCATCGTCGAAGCGTTCGGGGACGCCGTCGTTCCGCAAATCCCAGAAGCAATAGGTCGCGCGATCCTTCGGACCGAGCGCGCGCTAGCCGTCGCTCACGGGAGGGCAGCATGACCGAAATCACCCTCCTCAAGGAAGAAAGAAAAGAGATTCAAGCGGAGATAGACCGTCTTCGCGGCTCGATGAACCGTGCCGACAATGGGGTGAAGCTTCACAGGATCACCATCCTATCCAGAACGGTTGCCCGTCTGGATCGCGAGATCGCCTCCCTCGATGACAGGAGGGCGAGCGCATGACCTGGTTGGACGAAGCCCGCGCCGTCATCAAGCGCTACGACGACGAGACGCCCGGCACGATATCGCTTGAGGATCGCAAGCGGCATCTGCGCCAGCTTTGCCCGGCGCACTTCCGCTCGACGAGCTGGGGCCGCAAGGTCTGGCCGAAGGCCTGCAAGGAATACCTGAGGCGGTTTGAGCCGGTTGCTAAGTCTGACGTCGCGATACCGGCCAGCCACCTTTCGCCGCTTGAGCGCATGATGCGGAGGGCAGGGGTATGACCTTCGGACAGGAAGCCCTCATCAAGATAGGCCAGTTGTTTCTCGGCCGAGACGGCCAGCACGACACGGCAGAGATTGCCCAGATCATGGGATGCACCGAGGGCGAGATATACAACGCCCTCACCGCTGCCCGCGCAGCCTACGAGGCCCATAAGACTTGGCACAGGGAACACCAGCAGGCCGTCCGTAACAAGAGCGGGGTGGCTGCATGAGTGACCGCATGTCAGCCGCCGAATTCCACCAGATGCGATACGGTTCCCATTCCCGCGAAAACAAGTTCGGGGCGGTTGCCTCGGTAGAGGACGGCAAGCGGATCGATAGCAAGGCAGAAAGAAAGCACCTTGCTCTCCTCCGGCTCCGGCTTCGCGCTGGTGAAATCTACGCGCTCGCCTGCCAGCCGGAATTCCCCCTGATCGTCAACGGCCAATTCATCGGCAAATACACAGCCGATTTCGCCTTCTGGGATGCCCGTGAAGATCGCTTCCGCGTCATCGACGTGAAGGGCGTTGAAACACGAGAATTCAAGCGGGCGAAGAAGCACGTCAAGGCGCTGTACGGAATAGAAGTGGAGATCGTGAAATGACGAAGAGAAAGTCGATAAGCAAGAAGCTCCGCTTTGAAGTTTTTAAGCGCGACAAGTTTACGTGCCAGTATTGCGGATCCAAAGCGCCAGATGTGGTTCTTCATGTGGATCACTTGCACCCCGTTGCCAAGGGCGGCGAGAACGACGTCCTCAATCTTGTCACCGCGTGCGAAGGCTGCAACTCGGGGAAAGGCGCTCGCTTAATTGACGATTCCAGCGTCGTCGAACGCCAACGCGCGCAGATTGAAATCCTGGAAGCTCGCCGTGAGCAGTTGCAGATGATTTTGGAATGGCGAGATGAACTGGAGCGCATCAAAACGGATACCGTTGAGCTGATTTGCGGGAAGATCGGAGAGCGAGGCCACTTCGTACCGAATGAGAACGGAAAGTCCGATATTCGGAAATGGCTGAAAAAGTACTCTTTTGATGAGGTTTTACTGGCTGTCGATGAAGCGTTCGATATCTACATGGAGTGGACCGAGGATAAGCCAGACGACAAGGCCTGGAACAAAGCCTTTATGAAGGTCCCAGCGATATGTTCAATTCGTCGCCAGTCGGTTGAGAAACCTTACATCAAAAGCCTTTGCTACACGCAAGGGATACTTCGTCGCCGGTTTCGAGATCGGCGCGGTCTCTATGTCGAGGCATTGGAGTTGATGCTCACGAAGTGGGGAGCCACCGAGGATCTCCTTGAGGAGACAGCCAAACGATGCCGCGACTGGGATGATTTCAACAACATCATCATAGCCGAAACTGCATGGCTCGAAAGCGAAGAACAGTCAGATGGCTAGGATTCGCTCTATCCATCCTGGCATCTGGACCGATGAGGCGTTCATGTCTCTATCGGCCTACGCTCGCCTCCTTCTCATGGGCATCTGGACAGAAGCATTTGACGATGGCGTTTTCGAATGGAAACCGCTGACGCTCAAAGCGCGCATTTTCCCTGTCGATGCCGTCGATGTGAACGAGCTATTGCTTGAGCTTGTCGAGCACGGACTTGTCGCGCGGCTCGATGCGCACCCGAAGAGACCGGGCGTCATTCGCAATTTTCAGCGCTACCAGAGGCCGAAGAAGCCCAACAGTTCGGGAATGCTGCCGGATGACTGGCTTGATTTCGTGGGCGCAAAAGCTGTTCCCGAGCCATCTGAAGATGACGGTTTGGAAGCAGTACCGAACCAGTTCGGAACCGTTTCGGAAAAGTCTCCGCAGATGGAGGATGGAGGAGGGAGAGGTAATTCCTCACTTCGTTCGGAATCTATCGAAAAGAAAGAGCGCGAGCGCGCGGATTTCGATTCTTGGATTTCTTCATGGCCATCCCAAGCCAGCGACGACCACGAGGATGCTTTCCGGTCGTGGCAGCAGCTTTCCGATGAGGATCGAGCCGCAGCCAAGCGCCTTTCCAGCGCCTATGTCGAGCAGGCCAAGGGCGGCGGTAGGACGGTAATCTGCTCCGCTGCGAAGTACCTCCGCCAGCGGATGTGGAAGCGCGTCCAGAGCAAGCCCCCCGACAAACCTCCCAAGACCGGGAAGAAAATCCCGACCCGCGAAGAGTATCTTGCCGCCGAGCTGCGGCGTTCCGAGAGGAGTTTCCAGCGATGAACATTCAAATCGCAACGAAGGAAATCACGGACGTTCCGTCCTACCTTGCCGAAGCAAAAGCCCGTCGCGAGGCGTTGATGGGAAGCAGGAAGGCGGCGGTGAATGTTGCGGAGCGGAAGATGCTGCACGACAGGATATCGGAATTGGCGGACCGCTTGACGGAAATGAAAGCAACTAACCGAAGCTTGCGTGAACAACTGGACGAGAAGACCAGCATCATCCGCGCCCATGAGCAAACCATCATGAGCCTGACCGCAAGCGACGAAGCAACCGAGGGCCGGCGGCCGGCGAAAGCGATCATCACGGATATCCTCCAGGAGTTCCCCGGCATCACATACGCCCAGGTCGTCGGGGCTGGCCGGTCAGTGCCTGTCGTCGAGGCCCGTCATACTTGCATCCTGGCCGTCCACAGGGCGCGGCCCGATCTATCTTTCCCGCAGCTCGGCGCAATCTTCGGCGGCCGCGATCATACGACCATCCTTTTCGCAGTTCGAAAGATGGAGGCCCGCCTTGGCTAACCGCATCATATGGACCGAGGAAAGATTGAACGAAGCATCCAGGCTTTGGGATCAGGGGCTGTCTGCTTCGAAAATCGCTGAGCTGGTTGGCGTCACCAGGGGAAGCATGTTGGGCACGGCCAGCATGCATCGTGATCTTTTCCCGGGGCGGGTGAGGGCGAGGGAGCAGGCAATCACCATCAAGGAGGAGCCGCGCGCCGTCGAGCCGGTCCAGCGGCCACCTCGCAAGCGTGTCCATAGCTTCGGCATCCGCTCCGTCGAGCGCCACCACGTATCGGGCGAGGTGCATTCCATGCCTCGCGTCTCGATCCTCAACGGCAAGGAGGGGTGAGGATGGCAGAGGCCAAGCCTAGATCGTGGCTTGAGGTGATGGGCCCGCATATCCGGCGTTTCGAGGTGGCGGCGAAGTTCGGGCAAAACGCCACTTACAACGCGACCGGCAGCGCAGCTATGGCCCGGCTCATCAAAAAAATGGCGACGATCATTGACGAAGAGATCGACCGTCGCCGCAAAGACTGAACGGCGGAACACGAGGAACACCACAATGGCAAGACGAGGACGGAAGGCAAAGCTCGGCGGGATCGATCTGGCGGCAGTCGGTCACAGCCAGGCGAAGCCCGAACTCAGCGAGATTGATAACCCGCTCTACAATCGTGCCCACGATGGCGAGACCTGGAACCCGAAGAAGATCATGGGCGTGAAAAACATGAAGGAGAGCGCGCTCGTCGTGCTGGAGCAGCGCAGGCTCATCGATGCCGCCCAAGTGCAGGCCGGCGAGCGATTCCGGCGCATCTGGGAAGCCCTCGGCGGCGCTGGCGCTGGATCGTTCGACTATAGCCGCGAGCCGGTCGATGGTGGGGGCCCGCGCTCGGCGCTGTCCGACCGGCAGATACAGGCCGGCATAGACCTTGCCGATTGCCGGCGCGTCCTTGGCATCGGCTATGACGTCATGGTGAAGGTGGCCGGCGAGGGGCGGGCGGTTGCCGATCTCGCACAGAGCAAAAATCTCCAGCGGGCGTATGTAGAAATGCTTAAGCAGGGGCTCACCGCACTGGCTATGCATTTCGGCTATGAGAACAATGGAAAACTAAGAAAATCTGCTTGAATAGGGATTCCACTCGGAACCCGAATAAGGTATACGAAATCTATAGTGGTGATTTGCGCTTAGGGCGCTGATAGTTTGCCACGACGGCACAGGTTGGGTTCGCTCAGCCGAGAACGTGGATGCAAGTCTGAAGGACCGTTACAGTAGACTTGCCAGAAGTGGGATCGGTCAGAAACGCGCGATTGGTTCAAAAGCAGAAGCCCACGGAACCGTTTCAATACCAGGGGAAGCCGCTGCGCCCCGCCCATCGAAGTGACGGATACGCAACCGTCGCCAGCGGCCAAGCCGGGAGGGTAGGCCGGCGCCATCAGGCTTAGTTCAGCGGTAGAGCGTCAGATTTTGGATCTGAATGTCCCTCGTTCGAATCGAGGAGCCTGAGCCAGTTCACGCAGAGTAGCCAAGTGGTAAGGCCTCCGGCTCATAACCGGATCATCGCGGGTTCAATTCCCGCCTCTGCAACCAATCGGGAAGGCGGGCCTGTCGTCGTTTCGTAGCGCAAGCTGGCGGCGAACCCCGCGTAAGTTGAGGGATTCTCCTTCCCGACCCCATACGGCATAGCCGGCATTCATTCTGCCCGTCGCCTTCACTGGTGGCGGGCTTTCGCATTTCAGGAGTAAGGCTTAAGGCGGTGCAGAAGAGCCCGGCAGGCTAGGCCAGTTCTGGTGTCGGCGCCGTTCTTCTTCATGGCAACAACGGCATTGGCGGAGACATCGAGTAGCCTGGCGCATTGTGCGTCCGAACGGGCAAGACCTGCGGCCTTCATTTCAGCAAGCCAGCGCGTGAACTGTTCGGCTGTCATATGTCCCTCGTGTCTGGAGCGGGTTTGTAGTGCTGCGCCCATACTCGGCGCGGGTCATAGCCCGAATATATCCAGGCATCTATTTCTGTTTGGTTTCTCCCGTCGAAAGACCACTCATGTCGCTGGAACCAGTGGTGGGTGCATTTGCACATCCATATACGGTATCCGTTCGCGCCGCCGTACCCATTGAAAGGCATCCATTCGGTTACCCGGCAATCCGCGTCGGCAAAGTCGGTCGGCTGCAAATTGTCTCGGAGCAGGGCCATAAAGATTAAGGCGGGTTGCCCCGCCCTCCCTTAGTCGATGTTGGCTGCAACGAGCTCTGCAAAGGCGTAATCGGCGCCGTTCCAATTGCGCTGGGTCCAGCGGCGCTCGATGTCGAACCGTTCCTGCTCAAGCTCCCATTCGCGATCATGGGCGGCGTTCCAAGTGATGGAGAGTTCTTCAGTGATCTTTTCGCCGGCCTCAGCGCTGGCATTGAGGTTTTCGAGTTCAGCTTTAATGGAGGCGATAGCAGTTTCGTTGGCTGCGATGTCTGCGAGGTACTGGCGCTTTGTGTACTTGGTCATGTCGGTCTCCCTTGTTGATGCCAAATCATACAAGATACGTGTATGAAGTCAACAGGAAATACAAGTGACATGTATGAAAATCGGCGGAACCATCCATTCAAGGTGTATTCACCTAACCCCTCCACCCCAGCAGAAAGGAACCAGCATGCGCTACCATCGCAAAGCCGACGGAATTCTGATGGTGGACGAGAATGGGCGCGGGCGCTTCCTGACGCTGGTGGAGCGAATACTCTTCGTGTTCGGCTATCGCCCTCGTTTCCGAAGTATCTCCTAACCCCCGCATCCCCGAAACGAGAGCCGGGCCTAGGTCCGGCTTCTCAGATGCGCGTCGCTATCAGTAGATGGCCTCGCCTTGCAGGGCAGCGACGACATGATCGTAGTTCTCCTGGACGTAATACGCGAGGCTTCCATCTCCGTTTGGGGCGGCGAATTGGATCACGGTTTTATCCCCAGCCGTAATAACGGCCGCTACCAACTCGGGATTGACCGAAACTGGGGCGCCAGCCGGTGACGTGCGAGTAAATTGTACGAGCCTCATTGGAACCTCCAAGGTTTAGACTATGCCAGTTCTCAAAAATGCCCGGCATGAGAAGTTCGCGCAGCGCTGATCCGAAAGCAAGCCATGATTGAGCGACCACAACCTCCAGAGAGCATGTTCGAGGTGGAAGGATCGCCTTTCACTCCCGCGCTCGACATGCCGGAGTGGGTGGAGGTCACGTTCCTGGATGAGGCCTCGCCGGTGGCTAACCCCGAGCACGCCCACTTGGCCGATGCCCATATCGGCTATCTGTGGGCGGCCGTGGAGAACACCCGCAAGGGCAAGCGCGTCATAGGCCAGTGCGAGACGGGCCAGCCACAAGGCGCAATGGGTAAGTGGGCAAAGGCCCGCGTCGAGCAGCAGATCACAGAATGGTTCGGCTCTGTGCCGGACTTCATCATCACGCTCGATGCCAATTACTGTGCCGCCTGTGGTGATGCCGAGTTCATGGCTCTGGTGGAGCACGAGCTTTACCACGCCGCCCAGGACGTCGACAGTTTCGGCGCCCCGAAGTTCAACAGTCAGACCGGCCGCCCGGTCTTCACCATTCGTGGACATGACGTAGAGCAGTTCATCGGCGTGGTTCGGCGCTACGGGGCAGATGCCGCCGGAGTGCGCGAGCTCGTAGATGCTGCCAGCAGGCCGCCTGAGGTTGCCCGAGCCCACATCGAGCATGCATGCGGCACATGCAATCTGCGTGTGGCTTAACCCAGGTCGATCTGACCACTTATCACGAGGTCGGTGACATCGAGGTCGAAGCGTTGCACTCCGGTTGCCCCTTTGCCCGCCTTCTGGGTTGCCAAGTGCAGGAAGTAGGAAAACAGCCGGTTCCGTTGTCTCTCGATCTCGGTGTCCGAGATTTTCTGACCGACGTAGACCCCATCGCTGACCCTGTGCCCATCGACCACGACAGGCTGCTTCACTCTGTATTTCACGGGCCGGATAGTCATCGCTTATCTCCCTTGACTGGACTTTGACACGAAGATGGCAAAAGCGAAACTCTCCGATGAGGTGAAAACCTACATCGTCCAAGCCCTGGCATGTTTCGACAGCCCGTCGATCGTCGCTGCATCAGTCAAGAAGGAGTTCGGCATCGAGGTGAGCCGGCAACTCGTCGAGAGCCACGACCCGAACAAGAAGGCGGCTTCCGGCCTCGCACCCAAGTGGCGCGTGCTGTTCGAGGAAACCCGCAAGACCTTCCTTGAGGACACCGCGTCCATCGCCATCAGCCACCGAGCCGTCCGTCTTCGCGCTCTCCAGCGTATGGCCGACAAGGCAGAGGGGCAGGGCAACATGGTGCTGGCGTCCTCGCTGCTCAAGCAGGCAGCCGAGGAAGTCGGCGGCAGCTATACCAACCGGCGCGAGCTGACAGGGAAGGACGGAAAGGATTTGCCGGTGCCAGTATCGCCGGTGACGATCTTCCAGTTGCCCGACAATGGCAGGGGATGAGAAGGGCGCTACAGCCCAGACGATAATCAGGCCGCAAGCCGGGCCTCAAACGACGTTTCTCTCTTCTCCGGCCGATATTGCCATCTACGGTGGCGCGGCTGGCGGCGGGAAGACGTGGGCGCTATTGATGGAGCCGCTGCGACACGTTGGCAACCCCGGATTCGGGGCTGTCTTCTTCCGGCGCAACCTGACGCAGGTTCGCAATGAAGGCGGCCTGTGGGACGAAAGCGAAAAGCTCTATCCGCACTTGAGTGCCACGCCGCGTTCGGCGCCGGACCTGAGTTGGACCTTCCCATCGGGGGCGGGCGTGGCATTCGCCCACCTTGAACATGAGAAGACGATCTATAACTGGCAGGGGTCGCAGATCCCGCTAATTTGCTTCGACGAGCTGACGCATTTCAGCGCCAAGCAGTTCTGGTACATGCTCAGCCGTAACCGCTCCATGTGCGGGATACGGCCTTACGTGAGGGCGACATGCAATCCCGATGCGGATAGCTGGGTTGCTGAGTTCATTGCCTGGTGGATCGATCAGGAGACCGGATTAGCCATCCCTGACCGGGCTGGCGTTCTTCGCTGGTTCATTCGCATCGGCGACACCATCATCTGGGCTGACAGTCCCGAGGAACTGGCCCATCATACTAACCCGCTGACGGGCGAGCCTATCCCGGCGAAGTCCGTTACCTTCATCCCGGCCAAGCTCAGCGACAACGCCATGTTGATGGCGGCTGACCCTGGCTATCTCGCCAACCTGATGGCGCAGCCGACCGTCGAACGCGAACGTTTGCTCGGCGGCAATTGGAAGATCAGGCCGGCGGCTGGGTTGTTGTTCCAGCGGGGTTGGTGCCAGGTCGTCGATGCTGTACCGGCCGGCGTCCGCTGGATGCGGGGATGGGACCTGGCTTCTACGCCGAAGACTGAGGGAAGCGATCCCGACGCCACTGCCGGTACGAAAATCGGGAAGCTGCCGGACGGGCGATATATCGTCGGGCACCACGTCACCGATTTCCTTTCGCCGTCAGGCGTCGAGAGGCTGATCAAGAATACTGCCGAAGCCGATGGCCGGCAGACGCAAATTTCGCTCCCGCAGGACCCCGGGCAGGCTGGCAAGTCGCAGGTGACGAACCTGACGAAGATGCTTGCAGGGTTCAGCGTAAAGGCAACGCCGGAATCGGGCGACAAGGTTACTCGCTTCAGCCCGTTCTCAGCCCAGGCCGAGGCCGGGAATGTGCTCGTCTTGCGGGGGCCATGGAATGACGCGTGGTTTTCCGCGCTTGAAGCGTTCCCGGAAGCCAAACACGACGACGACGCGGACAGCACGAGCCGAGCGTTCAACGCCCTCCTGACGGCGAGTACCTACACGCTCTCGAACATCGGATGACACCATGGCCTGTGGATCGTGTGAAAAGCGTCGGCAGATGATTGCCGAGGCGCGCAAGCAGGCTGGCGTCAAGGGTGTGGTTAAGGTTCTGCCGAAGGTCGCGCGGGATGTCGTGAAGAACCCGCCGAAACTCAGGGACAAGCGCAATGGGTGATGTGATCCAGCTTCGGACGAATGACAGCCTGCGGTCTGTCGTCGCCGGCCTCGGCGATCCGCTGCGCGACAAAATGGCGACTGCGGCCTATGTGCTGCAATACCTTGATGATTACCAACTCGCCGCGATCTACAAGAGCAACTGGCTCGGTCGGAAGATCGTTGACATTCCCGCCATGGATGCCGTGCGCAAGGGGCGCGATTGGCAGGCCGAACAGGATCAGATCGAGCTTATCGAGGCTGAGGAGAAGCGCCTCGGGTTCTGGAACAAGCTGCTTGAAGTGAAGGTCAAGGCGCGCCTGTGGGGCGGCGCTGCGCTGTACATCGGTACTGGCGAGACTGATCTGATGCAGCCGCTCAACGTCGAGGCCATGGCAAAGGACAGGGTCAAGTACCTGACCGTCCTTTCTCGCCGCGACGTGAGCGCCGGTCCTATCGAGCAGGACGTTCTTTCCGAGTTCCATGGGCGGCCGGCCTATTACGAAGTGACCGGCAATGCGTCCATGGTGCGCATTCATCCGTCCCGACTGGCAGTGTTCGTCGGCGCTCCGCATGGTGACAGCCTGCTCGGCATGGGGCCGAACCAAGGCTGGGGGGATAGTATCATCGAGGCCGTCTATTCGGCCATGAAGAACGCCGATGCGACCGCGGCCAACATCGCCTCTCTGGTCTTCGAGGCGAACGTGGATGTCTTCCGCATCCCGGATTTCATGGCGAGCCTTGCCGATCCCGCCTACCAGACGAGGCTGCTCGATCGCTTCACGTTGGCTGCCACGGCCAAGGGTATCAACAAGGCGCTGCTGCTCGACAAGGAAGAGGAATACGACCGCAAGCAGGTTACGTTTGCCCAACTGCCCGAAGTCATGCAGACGTTCTTGCAGATGGCCGCCGGCGCCGCCGATATCCCGGTTACGCGCCTGCTGGGTCAGTCCCCGGCCGGCATGAATGCGACCGGCGAATCCGACATGAACAACTACTACGACCGGGTGTCGTCCATCCAGTCTCTGGAAATGACGCCGGCCCTCTATCGTCTCGACGAATGCTTGATCCGCTCGGCGCTCGGCAGCCGGCCGCCTGAAATCTTCTACGAGTGGTCTCCGCTCAAGCAGATGACAGAGAAGGAGCAGGCCGAAATCGGCAAGATGAATGCCGAGACCGCCGAAATCCTCGGCCGCACGGGCATTTTCACGTCTGAGGAGCTGCGCACCGTCGTCGGCAACCAGCTTGTCGAAAGCTCATTCTATCCCGGCCTCGATCAGGCCATGTCCAGCACCGGCAATAGTTGGGAAAAGGAATTCGAGGAGGCACAGCAAGCGGAGGCGGAAGCCAAGGCCAATGCGGAGCAGGCGCGCCAGCAGGCGAACGATGCCGCTCCGCGCACGCTCTATGTCCGCCGTGACGTCCTGAACGCCGCCGAAATCATTGCATGGGCCAAGGGGCAGGGCTTCGAAACCGTACAGGACGGCTTGCACGTCACCATCATCCACACCCGCACGCCGCTCGACTGGATCAAGGTTGGGCAGGCTGGCGAGTGGTCTTCGGATGAGGACGGCGAAATGACTATCGCGCCAGGTGGCCCGCGCATCATCGAGCGCTTCGGCGAAGCTGTGGTGCTCCAGTTTGCTTCCTCCCGGCTGACCTGGCGTCACGAGGATATCAAGCGGCTCGGCGCGGAGACGGATTATCCAGAGTACCAGCCGCACGTCACCATCTCGTGGAATGCCGCCGGTCTCGAACTGTCGAAGATCGAACCTTACACGGGCAAGATCGTGCTTGGGCCGGAGATATTCGAGGAGGTCAAGGAAGACTGGCAAGCCAGCATCCGTGAGGAATGATGCTTCGCTATTCGCTCGCGAAACTCGGCAGGCAGGCGGGCCGCAAGAAGGGCACCACCGCGAACCTCCCCGCTATCGAAGGGCGGCTCGGGACAGAGAAGGAATATTACGCCGTCCTCCGCTCAATGCTGACACAGATGGCGAAGGAGACGCGGGAGAGCATCATCGCCGCCTACGAGGCCGAACAACGCCAGAAGCGCGCCGCTCGGGCCTACAGCGGTGATGCGGGGCGCGATTGGTTCGTCCGTCTGCGACAGTTGGCAACACAGTTGTCGCGGGTGGCATCCGACACAGTGGACCGGATACTGACGCTCGAAAGCCAGCGCCATACTGAAACGTTCATGGCTACGGCGAAGCGGGCGCTCGGTATCGACCTGCGGGCCGTGGTGCAGCAAGAGGATCTGGCCGGCTATCTTCGCGAGGCCGCCGCCCGGAACGCCTCGCTGATCACCGGATTATCAGATGACCTGATCAAAGGGATCGAGCAGGCAGTCTACAACAACAGCATCGCGGGTAACTCGGTTGCGACCCTCCGCAAGGCATTGCAAGAGCAATTCGGGATCGCAGATCGCCGGGCGAAGTTGCTCGCCAGAGACCAGACGAGCAAGCTCAATTCGGATTTGAATCGCCGCCGGCAGGAACAGGCGGGAGTGACATCATATACGTGGCTTACCAGTCGCGACGAGCGGGTGCGCGAGCGCCATCGTCGATTGGAAGGGAAGGTCTACAAGTGGGGTGAGGCGACGGGCGCGGAGCAGGGGCTTCCACCCGGCCAGCCTATCAATTGCCGCTGCCTGGCTCGCGGGATTGTAGAGTTTTGAGAAGGTCGTCGGTGGTCATCCGTGGATCATCGAGAAACACCACATCGGTGGTCTCAACCGCCTTCTTCAAGGCTCTGATATCGGCAGAAAGCGCTTCGATCTTGACGGATTGGTCGAGGATCAACGTCTTCAACGCTCGGAACTGATCATCAGACATGGACACGTTTTCGGTCCCCAGAGAGTGGGAAGGGCAAGCGGCATTCGTGATCGGCGGCGGCCCTTCTGTCAAGGGCTTCGACTTTGATCGCCTCCGAGGCCGGAACGTCATCGCCGTCAACAATGCCGGTCTCGATCTCGCTCCATGGGCTCATGTCCTACTGTGGGTGGATCGTCGATGGCTTGACTGGAATCATGGCCGGCTCGAGCTGCACAAGGGGAAATACAAGATTAGCCGGAAGCGGCCGCACATCGAGACCGGCCACGATATCAGGTTTATGCGGTTCTTGCCGCGCCGCCTTTCACATTGGCCTGATACGCTCGGCGGTTGGTGCGGTGGCTCATCCGGGATCAATCTCGCATACCTCATGGGGGCAAGGGTGGTCGTTCTCATGGGCTTCGACATGAGGCCGGGGAATTACCATCAAGATCACCAGCTGCCCCCCGTCCCAGGCCAGCACAGGGATCGCTTCATACCGACGCTTGAAGCCATGGAGCCCGAACTGACGAAGGCGGGCGTCCTTGTGCTCAACACCAATCCGAGAAGTGCCCTGCGGTGCTTCCCATTCGCTGACATCGAGGAATTGCTGTCCATGGACAATCTCGCCGCCGTCGAGCGCGAAAAGTACGTCGCTGTCTGGCAGCGCCAGGAATACCGGAAAGTCAGCCCCGGCATGCTGGAATGTGAAAGGGCGTTCACGATCTGCCGGATGATGTCGAGCCAGACGCTCATCGATTTCGGCGCCGGCCCGGCGCGGGCGACGAAGTGGTTTGAAGAGAAGGGCCTTGACGCCATCGCCGTCGATTTCGCCCCCAACGCGCGCGAGACCGACGTCCCATTCGTTGAGGCCTGCCTATGGGATATGCCGGAAGCGCTGCCTCCCGCCGACTACGGCTACTGCTGCGACGTGATGGAGCATATCCCGGGGCACAAGGTCGATGACGTGCTCGGCGGCATTTCGGCAAGAGTGAAGCGGGCGGCATATTTCCGCATCGCCACCCGGCCCGACAGGATGGGCCCGAAACTGCTCAAGGTTCCGCTCCACCTCACGGTCAGAGATGGCGAATGGTGGCGGCGCAAGGTCGAGGCGCATTTCGCGTTGGTCGATGTCGTCGAGAATACCGGGCGGGACGTGGTTCTGCTGGCGAGGCCGTAGGAGGCTCCATGCAATTCGTTGATGCTGCACCGATCGCGGGAACGCGACGGACCGCCGATGGCTATCTGGTCGCCGAGGTGCGTACGGCACGCACTGGAATTCAGGATTATGCCGGCTTTGAGGTCGGGCGTCCCGACATGCCTATCGTCAAGGTCTATCGTCCAGCCGATCAGGTCTTCGCGAAAGGCAGCATGGGCAGCTACGCCCATAAGCCGGTGACGAACGATCACCCGGCGGAGGCCGTGAGTGCCGCGAACTGGAAAGACCTCGCGGTCGGCCAGATCGGCGACGAGGTGGCGCGTGATGGGGAGTTCGTGCGCATCCCGCTCGTTGTCATGGACGCTGCGGCCATCAAGCTCGTCGAGGACGGCAAGCGCGAACTGTCTGCCGGCTACGTCTGTGACCTTGCTTGGGAAGCAGGTGTAACGCCGGACGGCCAAGCATACGACGCCATCCAGAAGGACATTCGGATCAACCATGTTGCGATTGTGCAGAACGGTCGCGCTGGTTCCAAGGCTCGCATCGGCGACGGTGCGATTTCGTGGGGCGTTGCCCCTGTGACCAATGATCAGCAACCCGAAAAGGAAAAGATCATGACCCTGAAGACGGTTACCGTCGATGGAATCCCGGTCGAGGTGACCGACCAGGGCGCCACCGTCATCGCCACGCTGCAGTCGCGGCTTGCCGATGCGGTCTCCAAGATCACCGCCACTGAAACGGCTCACCAGACGGCCATCGCCGCCAAGGATGCCGAACTCGCCAAGAAGGACGCCGAAATCGACGCCCTCAAGGTCAAGGTTCTCGACGAAAAGGCCCTCGATGCCAAGGTGCAGGCGCGCGCCGACCTGATTTCCCTTGCTACCAAGATCGCCAAGGACGTCAAAACCGAGGGCCTGACCGATGCCGAGATCCGCAAGGCGGTCGTCGTCGCCAAGGTCGGCGATACGGCGATCAAGGACAAGCCGGAAGCCTACATCGACGCTCGTTTCGACATCCTCGCCGACGAAGCGAAGGCCGCTGCCGATCCGGTTCGCGGTGCGCTTCTCAACCGCGACACGACCATCAAGCCCACGGACAACGGCCAGGCTGCCTATGAGCAGCGTCTCGCCGATGCGTGGAAGCCGAAGAAGGAGGCCTAACCGATGGCTGTACAGACCGCCTACAACGATACGATGGACGCCGCTCGCGCCGGCCAGATCGCCAACATGGAACCCGTCGACCTGATCTCCCGCACCGTCGCAGATGCCGCCGGCATCGGCTTCGGCAAGGTCGTCCAGGAAGCGGCGGCGGACGGCTCCAAGGACGGGCAGTGCACCGCCGACCTCGATACGGCGGATATGGATGCCTACAAGTTCCTCGGCATCACCGTCCGCGAGCGCTCGGTTCGCCCGGAAACGCCCAATGCATTCGCTCAGTACGAAAGCGCACGCATCATGCGTAAGGGCGTGATCTGGGTCGAAGTCGCCGGTGCGGTTTCGGCGGGCCAGGACGTCACCGTCACCCTCGCCACCGGCGTTCTCGGCACGGCTGCCGTTGGCGCTGGCGTCGTCGCCATCCCGAACGCCCGGTGGGAATCGTCCACCTCCGGCGCCGGGCTCGCAAAGCTCCGTCTCGGCTAATCGAAAGGAACCGATCAATGAACCCGAACTTCCAGTTCGACGCGCAGGCCGCGATGGGCTTTGTGGTCTCCCAGACCACGCATGTCGAGACCGCCGTCAACGAAACCGTCTATCCGGATATCCAGTATCCGGCCCTGATCCCGGTGGACACGTCGGCGCACCCGTTCGCGCAGACCGTCACCTATTACAGCTCCGACAAGTTCGGCAAGGCCAGCTGGATCAACGGCAATGCCGATGACATCCCGCTCGCCGGAACCGAACTGACCCAGCACAAGACGTCGGTCTATACGGCCGGCATCGGCTACGGCTGGGGCTGGGAAGAGGTCAATGTCGCCATGATGCTCGGCCGGAATCTGCCGAACGACGACGCCATGGCCGCCCGCCGCGCCTACGAGGAGATGGTGGACCGGGTCGCTCTTGCCGGCGATGCCGAAAAGAACTTCCAGGGCCTCATCGACAACTCGGCCATCACGCCGACCGGCGCGACCAATGGTGACTGGGGCGGGACCGGCACGACGGAAGACCAGGTACTGGCCGACGTCAACGACGCGATTCTCGCGACCGCGACGGACACCAAGTACACGTCCATCGCCGACACGCTGCTGCTCTCCAACGGCAAGCTGAACTATCTGGCAACGACCCGCCTCGGGGATACCGAGACGACGCTGCTGAAGTTCCTGCGGGAGAACAACACGTTCACCGCGACGACGGGCCGACCGCTCACGATCCGCGGCGTTCGCGGCCTCGAAACGGTCGGCGCCGGCAACACCGAGCGCATGATCGCCTATCGCCGTGACCCGCAGGTGCTGAAGCTGCACATTCCGATGCCGCATCGCTTCCTCGGCGTCTACCAGGACGGCCCGCTGCACTGGGTCGTTCCCGGCGTCTTCCGCCTCGGCGGCCTCGACATCCGGCGCCCGCTGGAAGTCAAGTATCGCGACGGCATCTGATCATGGCCGTCATCGTCTCGAAACACAAAGGTCCGCTCGGTCTTCCGCGCGGGCCCGTTCTCCGGCCCGGCGTCGAAACGAACATCGACCAGTGGCCGTACATCAAGAACCATGCCGTCGTTAAGGCATGGCTCGCATCCGGTATCCTCTCCGTCGTCGGGGAGGAGCACGGAGAACCTGAGCCCGTCGATCCTCCGGAAGGTCGCGGGGCAGGAGAAGGCAACCCCGCGCCGGATGAGGAACTCGAAAAGCTCCGGAGCGAGGCAAAGGAACTCGGCATTGCGCCTCACTGGCGTTGGTCGAAGGAAACGCTTCGCGAGAAGATCGACGCGAAACTGGCGGAGTGACCCATGGCCTATGTGACGCCGACGCCGGAACTATTCAAAGCTCGTTTCACCGAGTTCACCGCAGTGTCCAACATACTTGTCGGCCTGGTGCTCGGGGAGGCAGTAGAGCGCGTCGGCGACACATGGCTGGAGCGTGATCGGGCGAGGGCGCAGATGTACCTTGCTGCGCACCTCCTCGCCATGGAGGGAGAACCCGCCCGCTCCGCCGCGATCGCTAATGGCGGAACCGGCAGCGAAACGCTCCTCAACGGCGCTGTGAAGCGGCGAAAGGTCGGCGACGTGGAAACGGAATTTGCTGGCGTCTCGTCCGGTGACACCGGCTCCTCTGGTGGCCTTGCGGCATCGTACACCACCACTGCCTATGGACGTCGGTTTATCGAGTTGATGCGCCTGAATTTCCCGTCGGTCGCTGCCGTATGACCTTCACTGTCTCAGTCCGCCGCACCAAGCATATCGACCTGTCCAAGGTCCAGATGGGCTTGCGTGGCCCTACCATCGTCAAGGTTGGTTTCCCCGCTGGCGAGGCAGACGCGGACAACATCCAGAAGGCGGTGTGGAACGAGTTTGGGACTCGCGGCGGTGCTTCCGGTGGAGGTTGGGGCGGTCCAGTCCCGGAACGTCCGTTCCTTCGCAACGCCATGCGCGACAATACCACGAAGTATCGCAACGGCATGAAGGCATCTGCCGCGAAGCTGCTCACCGGGCAGACCACGATTTCGGTTGTTTTGTCGAAGCTCGGGATACTGGCGCAAGGCGATATTCAGGAAGAGATCACCGCACTTTCCAGCCCGCCGAACAGCCCTGTGACCGTCGAACTCAAGGGCTCCAGCAACCCGCTCATCGACAGTGGCGAGATGCGCGGAGCCGTAACCTATAAGGTCGACAGGCGATGATCGATATTGCTGTGGCAATCGATGGCGAAGCGGTCAACGTCTCGCTGACCCGGGAAGGCTCTGGGGGCTACTGGAACGACGACGGCGAGTGGGTGCCTGGTGGCCCGTCAACCTCGACGATCAGGGCTGCTATCCAGCCCGCGAACGGTAACCAGTTGATGGACCTGCCGGAAGGTCTTCGCGTTGAGGCTCGCTGGCTTCTCTGGAGCCGGTCGGAAGTGAAACTGGATGACGAGATTGCCTCGGGTGGCGTGTCCTACCGGGTGATGTATCTCTGGCCCCGCATGGAAGGCGGGTTCTATCGGGCGGCGGTGGGGAGGCTTTCTCCATGACCAACGATGAAGTCTGGAGCGCCGTCGTCCGCTGGGTGAAGACGAAGACCGGCAAGATCACAATCAAGTCGCACCAGAGCGGCCCATCGCCGGCCACCCCATACGCCATGGTGAACTTCACCGGGGCGGCGGAGGTGCGGCGCTGGCACTCGAACGTCGAATACGAACACGCTGATACCGGAGATATCGATACCGGCGATGTCTTCCCGGACGTCACGGCGCGGATGGTCATCGAAATGGAATGGCGGTTTTCTGTCCATGCCTATGGACCGGACCCGTCCGACGTCCTCCGCCCCATCGTGTCGGCGCACAAACTGACCCAGGCAATGGAGCCGATGTTCCCGAACCTGATGGTTCACGAAATCTCCCAAATCCGGAACGTGCCCGACTGGATCAACGAGCAATGGCAGCCAAGGGCACAGATGGACCTCATCGTGCGCGGCATCATCCGCGATAGCGCGGGGCCTGTCGAAATCATCGAAGAAACGTCGCCGATAGTCATCGAGCGGCAGGACTAGCAACCCACCAGAAAGGAAAGCCCGATGGCTGTTCTTCCGATTTCGCGCAATGTTCGGGTGAGCATTACGCGGCAAAATCGCTTTGCGACCCGTCGAGGCTTCGGCGTGCCGCTCCTCCTCACGTCTGAAAGCGTGGCCGGCGTTCTCGACGCTGCAAAGCCAGTCTTCTATGCGTCGTCCATCGATGAGGTGGCGGCACATTGGGACGCTGGCGATGCCCCGTATGATGCGGCTCTTGCAGCGTTCTCACAGAACCCGCGCCCTCTCCAGGTAGCGTTCGGCTATTACGAAGCCAGCACCGGGCTTACGGCCAATGACCTTTCCGACGCGCTCGACGCCATCCAGGACTACGATACCGGGTGGTATTGGATCGACGTGGAGCCGGCGCTTCGCGACACGGATGCGCTCGATGGCCTCGTGGCATGGGTCGAGGCTCAGACCAAGATGGCGATCATCACTTCCAACGATCCGCTTCTGAAGGACCCCGCGGACACCAGCAACATCGCGGCCCGCCACAAGGGCACGGTGGAGCGGACGGCGGTCTTCTACCATCCGACGGCCACGCTTTACCCCGGCTTCGCGCTTGCGGCCAAGCTCGGCACGTTCTCGTTCGACAATGCGAATTCGGCATATACGGCGAAGTACAAGCCGCTGGCCGGAATCACGCCGATCAACATCCTGTCCGATCAGGCGCGGGCCATCGACGGCTTCGTGCCGGCCATCGGTCAGAGTTCTGCAACGGGTCATCTGGCGAACATCTATATCGACCAGGGCGGCATCAATCAGGTGGAGCAGGGTTCCACCCTGACGGCCAACGTCTTCATCGACGAAATCCATTCCGGCGACTGGATGGTAGCCCGGTGCGAGGAAGAACTCCTCAACGTGCTTCGCAATAACAACGTCGTCGGCTTCGACGATGCGGGCATGCAGCTTCTCGCCAGCGGCCCGAGGATCGTCACCCAACAGGCAATTCGCGCCGGGCTGATCGCCAACGATCTGAACCCGGAGACCGGGGATTATGAACCGGCCGTCGTCATCGAAGTGCCGTCTGTCTTCTCCGTCCCGGCCAGCCAGCGCAAGAACCGCATCGCCCCGCCGATCACCATCTATTTCCGCGCCCGCGGTGCTGTGCATTACGCCCAGGCCGATTTCGTGGTCTCGTACTAAAGGAGCCTGACCAATGTCTCAAACATCCGCTTATGGCTTCCAGAACGTATCCGCATCGGTCGACGGCCAGAAGGTCGTTGGCCTCTGGGATGGGGATGATCCGATCTCCGTTGCGCCGGCCGCCGACAAAGGGACCGGGCTTGTCGGTGCCGATGGTGCTGGCATCTTCTCGGTTTCGGCCAATCGCGGCGCGATGATTACCATCCGCCTCCAGCACACCAGCCCGACCCATCGGCTTCTCAGCCAGAAGCTCAAGCGCCAACAGGCCCTTGCGAGCATGACGGCGGCGTTCCCGTTCAGTTTCATGGACGCAGGATCGGGCGAGGGCGGCTCTGCCGACAAGTGCTTCATCCAGACCGCGCCCACGGACCAGAAGGGCGTGAACGCCGTGGTGCGCGAATGGGTGCTGTGGACCGCAGACTGGAACCCGGAGATCCCCAATGGGTGAACGCAAAATCCGAGGCATGGAGATCAAGGTCGACCGGCCACTCGCAACGGAGGCGCTGCGCCTTCAAGCCCGTCTCATGCGCGCGGCCGGCGGCGTTGCCGATCAACTCCCCGAACTGATCGGCTCGCTTCGTGCCGCACAGACGGACGAAGCAAAGCAGGCGGTCGGCGTGAAGTTCGTTGGCGTGCTGACCGGCGTCTTTGCCGAACTGGAGCCCGACGAATACGCCCGCCTTGTCGGCGACATCATCGGTCTCGCCCGCCTGAAACGGCCGTCCGGTGCTTATGAGGTGATGGACCTCGATGGCGACTTTACCGAGGACTTCGGCGCCATCATCCCCGTTGCCGCCTTCGTGCTGAAAGAGGTGTTCGGGGATTTTTTCTCCGCCGCGCCGGGCAGTGGCATCCGAGGGGTGGCGGGAAGGGCCTGACGACGGCCGAGGTCGGGCGGATCGCGCCCAACCTCAATATGTGGCTGTGGCGGCCAATCCTCGCGGACCCGCCGATCTACACCCAGGCCGATCTAAGGCAATGGGTCACGCTACAGGACGTCATGGACGCCCATGAAGCGCTCGATCTGAAAGCCGCCATGCAAGAGAAGAGCCGAAAGGATTAATCACACCGCGCGCCGCGGACCACGCAAGGCGGGATGAAGGTGCCGGACCATATGCCGAGCTTCGCGTCCTGTGCCTGGCGCTGCTCCTTCGCATATCGGCCCTTGCTGTATTTCGGCCAGTCGATGGCATGACCGTTGGAAACCAGCCATTGGTTCACGTCAGTGCCATCGGCGCGGGTACAGATGGCGACGATGCGGTTATGGTCCCTTCCGGTCTTGCGGCAGGAGACGGGGCGGGATTCGGCGAGGAACCTATCAAGGGCCTCCGCCGATACCTTGCCGCAACGGTAGGGCTTGCCGGCGGCATCAACACAGGACTGTCGGCTCTCCGGGGCGTCGATGCCGTCGAAGCGAATGCGGGTGCCGTGGATATCGATTGTGTCGCCGTCGATGACGGAGGCGCGGCCGGTGATATCGGTGGCGAAGAGCGGTGCAGGGGCCAGCAAGGCAAGGGTGAGGATCAGCTTGCCGAGCATACCTATGCGCCAGAACTAATCACAGCGATGCCGATGGTTGCGCCAAGGATAGCTCCAAGGACAACAGTAGGAAGCTGACGGCCGGAGAGGTCAAGCGCACCACCGACCAAGCCAGACATAATGATGCAGCCAGCGAATGCTACCAGTTGGTTGGACACGCCTATTAGGGAAAGCGCGACCGAGGTGGCGACGAAAACAAGCCCAACGACCCCGCCGACCCACGGTTTGGCTCTTACGATTACGGCTCCCACAACACCGCCAATGATAGAAATGAGGCCAGCAGCGACACTGGCGGAGACAACGTCCATCTGGTGTGACCTTCTGAAGTCCTACTTAAAGAGTGCCTTGAGCAGAGCCCAAAAGCTGAATGTAGTTCGGCTGTAGAGCCTATTATAGGCCGCTCTCTTCGGATTGGTTAGCCATCCCCAACCACGAGGCGCTTTGAGGCCCAGACTGTGCCGGACAACTCGTTTTATCGACGTGCGAGCGGCCAGGCTTTTCTTTAAGCTTGGCTTTCGCATTCGGAATTTGAATGAGGATCTCCTGCCCATCCTTCTCTCCCTCTATTCGGGATGAGATCACACGGGCAATCTGGAGTCGAGTCAGCTCTTGTCGTTGTCAACCGTCGTCGCCGCGACGTAGAGTTCCCGCAGGTTCTCGTCTACTCGCTTAATAAGGCTCGCGGCGCGTGGGTTTTCCTTTGAAAGACGATAGTCGGACTTCAGTTCGGCTATGAGTTCGTCGGCAAGAACGGAGACAGCCATGCCCGCCTTTAGTAGGCGGCGGATAGCCTCGGGGCGAGTTGGAAGATCCATCGCGTGGCGTCGGAAGCCGTCGATGCTTTCGATCATCTCACGGGGAAGCCGCAGCGTCACAGCCTCAGTATCGACAGAGGGGCGACCGGTTTTTGACTTTTTAATGTTATCTATTGACGTCATGACTTTATGATGTCATAAATAAAACGACCGCACAAGAGGGGCCTAATCCTCAGGTGCGGTCTAACCGAAACCAATCTTTCGAGGAGATTGATATGGCTACCCGCCGTATACCCCTTTCTGCGCTCATCCGAAACCCTCTGGTCGCCGACGCCTTCCGCCGCGCTGAACGTGATGGCGGCTCGGCTTTCGCCGTCCCGGCTCCGAAGTCCCCGGTTCTGACCGGCGGCGAGGCGCTGACCCTTGAAACCGCGACGATGGGGAATGCGTGATGGACCGTCGCACTTTCATGAAGGGAGCCGCAATCGCGGTATCCACGCCGGCAGCCATTGGTGCCGTCGCCACGCTGGAAATCGATCTTCTGATCCGCCGTTTCTATGCCGACAAGGAAGCATGGAGCGCGATGGCTGATGAAGACGGTGATCTTATCGCGGACGGCCCGGAATACGAAAACTCGTGGGCATCGTGCAAGAACCTGATCCGCTATCAGTGCCGGACGGAAGAGGACGTCCGCCGCAAGGTAACGGCGATCCTCGAAAACGGCTGGCTGGAAGAAACTGCGGAAATCGGCTTCGGCGATGAGCCTTTCCACTTCCGCGACTTCCTCAAGACGCTGATCGTCCCGGCGGCGTAGTCCGAAGTTGAATGGTTAACGGAAATTAAGAATTGGGCGGCATTGTCGCCTGATCCGTGACGGCGGGGTTTGGCAACGACTCCGATGCCCCGCTGTCACGACCACCGGCCATCGTTTCCGCGATGGCTAGCTCCACTGCCTACGCACAGAAGGAAATAGGCAATGACAAGCGCACAGATGACACCGATGAATGCCGAGCGCAATCCCGTCGTCTTCACGAAGGACGGTGAGGTCTTCGCCAATAGCCGCGACGTCGGCGCGTTCTTCGACAAGCGGCACGATAATGTCATGCAGACAATCGACGGCCTTATCCAGCAGGAGCCGAAATTGCGTCTCCTGAATTTTAAGGAGACGGTCAGCGAGCGCCCGAACCCGAGCGGCGGCGCGCCGATCCGGTCCCGCTCCTACGATATGGACCGCGACGGCTTCACCCTTCTCGCTATGGGCTTCACCGGCGGCAAGGCCCTGAAATGGAAGCTGCGCTATATCGAAGCCTTCAACGCCATGGAGGCCGAGCTTCGCCGGATTGCGAACAGCGGTCCGACCGTCGATCTCAACGACCCCGGCGCGCTTCGCGGCCTTCTGCTCACCTACAGCGAAAAGGCGCTGGAACTGGAAAAGCAGGTCAAGGAGCTTCTGCCGTCGCAGGAAGCCTTGCAGCGGCTTTCGGAGGCGGATGGCTCGCTTTGCATCACCGACGCCGCAAAGGCACTCCAGATGCGCCCGAGCGACCTTTTCAACTGGCTCCGCCAGAACGGCTGGATCTACAAGCGGGTGGGGGCGTCTCATGACCTCGGCTATTCGTCCAAGACACAATCCGGTCTGCTGGAGCACAAGGTCACGACGGTTCTCCGCGCTGACGGCTCCGAAAAGGTCACGGAACAGGTCCGCGTGACGGCCAAGGGCCTGACGAAGCTGGCGCAGTTGATCAAGCCGGCGCTGACCGAAGCGTAATCAGCGATCATCGCAAGACAATATTTAAGGCTCTCTTTGGAGAGCCTTTTTCTATTGAGGAAACAATAAGATGATCGTTGATGAGTTGGTGGCCGTGCTTGGCTATGACGTCCGCGGCCAAGACAAATTGCGCGCATTCACCCAGTCGATTGATGACGCTGCGCGGCGCTTAGCAACGTTTGCCGCCGCTGCCGCCACGGTCGCCGCCGGCGCCATGGCCGTATTCGGTCGTTCGGTGATCCAGACGTCTGCAAAGTTCGAGAGTTTCCAAGCCACGCTAGAGACGATCGAGGGAAGCGCGGAGAAGGCGAGGAAGTCTCTCGATTGGGTGACGGACTTCGCAACCCGCACACCCTATGACGTCGGGGAAGTCACCGAGGCGTTCATTCGGATGCGCGCTTACGGTCTCGATCCCACGAACGGGTCGCTGACGGCGGTGGGTGACGCTGCAAGCGCGATGGGCCGATCCATCATGGACGGCGTTGAGGCTATCGCCGACGCGACGACTGGCGAAAACGAACGGCTGAAGGCATTCGGCATCACTACCGCAGTCGCCGGGAAGAAGATCACCTATACGTGGCGCGAGAACGGCAAGGAGTTCAAAAAGACGCTCGACAAGAACGGCGTCGAGATCGCCAAATTCCTGTCGGAGAATTTCGAGCGCCGTTTCGGCGGCGCGATGGATAAGCAGTCCAAGACGTGGAACGGCATGGTTGCCAACCTCGGTGACGTCTGGGAAGGCTTCCAGCGTCGGATTGGCGAGGCGGGGTTCTTCGACGCAGTGAAAGGTCAACTCGCCAGACTGATGCGGTTCCTCGACCAGTTGGCGCTCGACGGCACCTTAGATAGGTGGGCGACGTCTTGGTCGAAGGCCTTTATCTGGATTACCGATCTGATCGCTCGCTTCGGATGGCGCATGGCGGCGCATTGGGGGACGATTGCGGAAATCATCGAGCAGCACAAGGGAACGTGGGAATGGTTGAAGGGAATTCTCTTCGCCGTTGCCATCCGTCTATGGCCGCTCGGGGCTGCGCTGTTCGCCGCCGCCATCGTCCTCGACGACTTCCTCGGTTATATGCGCGGCGGGAAGTCGGCCATAGGAGACTTCATCGACGCGCTGGCCGACTTTCTTGACGCCGACCCGGAAAAGGTCGCCGACGTTCTCGGAAAGATTGCTACGGCCGCTGGCGGTCTTTTGGCCGCGTCTATCGGTGTTGCTATGTTCGCCGGGGCGTTGCGCAGCCTCGCCTCGGCACTTGGGCTGATGGGCGGGGCCGGTGCCGCGGCTGGCGCTGCGTCGGTCGGACGGCTTAGCGCGGTCGGCAAGCTCGGCTTGGGGGCGGCCGGAATTTGGGGTTTGGTCGAGCTGCTTAAAGGCGGAAAGGAACACATTCTTTCCGATCCCGAAGAAGCAGCCAAGGCAACGCCAGAGGCGAATAAGGCCCGCGTGAAGGCCCGTGGTGACGCGATCCGTGGTTGGTGGTCGTCTTTGTTCGGCGGTTCTGACGGTTCAAGCGGAGCGAATGACGACGGTGGGCGGCAGTCGTCGCTCGACGGGTTCCTCAACTTCCAAAACAACATGGCGAAGATGGGCGGCAATGCTGCAGCGTCTACCGTCGTCAACGATAACAGCGACCGCAGTATCAACGTCAAGGCAACGGCAAGCGTCTCCGTGACGGAGATCAACCAGGCTGCCGCCGCGGCGGGTCGAGAAACGGAGAACGCGATTCGCGATGCTCTCTCCGGCGCCGGAAAGGCGCGTATCGTAAACGGCGGGCCGCGCTGATGTCCTCTATCATTGCTTTTTCAACGGCAATCGGGCCGGTCCCGCTCGATTGTGTTATCTCGGAAAAACCCAGCTCCGAGTTGGAAATCACCGAGATTGCCATCGAAACCGGCGCGCGCATAACTGATCATGCGGTTGTCCTGCCGAAAAAGGTAGGATTGGACGTAGCAAGCGGAAATGCTGCCGCAACCTTTGCCGCCCTCGTGGCCTTTCAGGAAAGCCGGGTTCCCTTCACCCTCGTCACCGGCTTGAAGGTTTTCCCGAATATGTTGGTGAAAGCCATCTATCCTGAAAGGGACGCGGGCTTTTCGTCCGTCTTCCGCGGGAGGGTCGAGCTTCAGGAGGCTATAATCGTTGCGACCGCCTATGCAGCGGATCCCGGCGGCGACAACAGCGAACGCGGGAAGCCTGGCGGCAAGAAAAGCACGCGTGCAGCGCCGGCCACCTCTGAGCGGGCTAAGGGCGGGGCAACGCCGGATCGCGCCTCTCAAACGGAAATGCGCGGCGACACGGGCGTAAGCACCGCAACACCTGAGGACAGGTCTTTCTTGTCGAGCTGGTGGGGCAACTGATGGAAGTGTTTCGCATCATCGACGCTGCCGATCAGCAGTTCGGCACGATCATCAACGGCCGGCGGGTGACAATCCGGCTACGGTATAACCCGGCTTCTGAGCGCTGGAGCTTCGACCTCGCCATTGATGATCAGCCTGTCCTCGTAGGGCGGCGGATCGTTACGGGCGTGGACCTGCTCGCGCCGTTCAACTTCGATCTCGGGGTCATCGTCGCACTGGCTGTAACCCCAAACGCAAACCCAGATCGGCGGGCGCTGCCGGCAGGGACAGTCAAGCTATTCCACGCGTCAGAGGCTGAGCTGACGGAGGCATAATGCGGCAGTATCTCCGGAAAGTCAGAGCGGTCCTCGGCGGGAACGTCATTATCAACCCCGGTCCCGTGTCGCTCCATGAAATGAAGATCGAATTCACGATCACGAAAAGCATATCCAGCGCTCAAAACGCGGCAGAGATCAAAATCTATAACCTCGCCGAAAAGACGCGGAATTCGATTGGCAAGGAGTTGGACAGCATCACCTTGTCGGCCGGGTACATGCCGCCGGGCGAGGCTGGGAACGTCGGTATCATCTTCAAAGGCGCGATCCGTGACGTAGAGCATCGGCGAGAAGGAACGAACATCATCACCATCATTTCGTGCGGCGATGGTGATGCTGCCTTCCGCAGGGCGACGATCAGCAAGAGCTATCCGGCCGGCACGCCCGTCAAAGACGTGATCGACGATATCGCCAAAGAGTTGGAGGCGAAGGGCCTCAGCCGGGGGGAGGTGAAGCTACCGGAAGCGGTGGAGAAGAAAACCTTCAAGCGGCCATACGTGGCGTGCGGCTCTTGCGTTCGGGAAATGGACACTATCAGCCGCGGCAACGGGTTCTATTGGGGGTCGCAAAACGAAACCTTGGAAATCGTGCCGAGTGACGGCTTTGTCGGCACGGTGGCGCTGATCACACCGGAAACGGGCATGATCGGCACGCCAGCACTCACGGATAATGGTGTCCGCGTGTCGGCCCTCCTCAATCCCGAGGTGAGGCCAAACCGCCGCGTCCAATTGAAGAGCGATACCTTAGAGATGAACGCCCAGGACGGGATGTACCGCGTCTCCACCTGCACTTACTCAGGCGACAATTATGACGGGGATTTCAAGATCGAGATCACCGGGGAAGCGATCAAGAGCGGGAAAGTTGACGAAGGAGTGAAACCCTGATGCCGGGCTACACTGGGAAAACAACCAACGCGCCGGCCGATGTGATCGGCACCTATGCGCAGGAGGAAACGGCAAGCATGTGGGGGCCGATCCCCGGCGTTACGGTTGGTGCGTGGAACGGACGAACGGTCAATGTGCAGCCTCTATATAAGCCGGTCGTCAACGGTCAGAAGCTGGATATGCCGGTTCTCTATGATGTTCCGGTTGACCAGCCGATGACCGGCAACGGCGGGATGACGTTTCCGATCCCCGCGGGGACGCCTGTCATGCTCACACCGCAAATGCGAGCCTTGGACGACTTCGAGGAAGGCGGGGAGGCCTCGGCCTACGACGCTCGGCAATTCCACCCATCGACCATGCGGGCGAGCCTGTCGGGTGGGGAAAGCCTGTCCCAGAACATTCCGGACATCGATCTGGAGAATTTCCACCTCCGTTTCAACGCCGATGGTTCATTCGGCCTCAAGGGCTCGGCAGACGGAAAATTCCAACTGACGGGTGCCGAGGGCGAGATTTTCGACATCTTGGCATCTGCCATCGAAAAGGACGCCGAGGGCTTCCAGTTGCTCAGCACTGAGCCCGAGCTGGTCCATACGGGCGAATACGCTTCCATCTCTGCGGACCTTGCAGCGCTGGCGGCGAAAGTCCGAGGGATGATGATCTGATGACAGCAGTTCGTATCGGCCTTGCTCTGGACGAGGCCACCAATGACCTATTCCTCCGGGATGATGGCTCCCTCGCCGTTGTCACGGATGCTGAAGCGGTTGGTCAGCATGGGCGCCAGCGCCTTCAGACCTATTCCGGTGAGTGGTTTCTTGACACGACCTGCGGCGTCCCGTGGCTCGATCAGATCCTCGGCAAGGGATATGACCCCGCGCTCGCCGAAAGCGTCGTGAAGGCTCACCTGCTCGATACGGACGGGATCGAGGAAATCACCTCGTTCTCGGTCGGGTTCGACAAAGCAACGCGCGGGCTCCTGATCCGCGAAATCAATGTTCTGACGATGTTCGATGAGGAAATAAGCGTATGACCTCGTATGGCGTAGTCCCGGAAGGCTTCTCTCGCAAGCCGCTGACCCTCGTTCTTGCCGAGATCGAGGCCGCGCTGATTACCGAGTTCGGCCCGGGCGTGATCCAGACGGCACAGTCTCCGCTCGGGCAGATCAACGGCTTGATGGCCGAGATCATCACGAAGCTCTGGGAACAGGCGGAGGACGTTTACCAGTCATACGATCCCGATCAGGCGGAAGGCGTTCGGCTCGATACCCTTGGCAGCATCCGTCTTATCGGGCGCGGCACGGCGACCGACGAGGAATACCGGCGCGCCATCACCAATGCAGGGCAGGCCCGTATCGATCTGCAAGACATCAACCGAGCTATCGCGGCTCTCGACGGCGTGACCTATTCCCATGTCTGGGTAAACGATACTGGCGAGGTTGACGAGAACGGCATGCCTGCCGGATCGATCTGTGTCGCCGTGACGGGCGGGGATGGGGAGGAAATCGCACAAGCAATCCGGCAGTACATCGTCCCGGGAGTTACGATCTTCGGGACTGAGATCGTAGAAAGCGTGATCGACGGCTATTGCCGGTCGTTCCGTATTCTTCGACCGATCGATGTTCCGGTTGAATTGACGATCGCCGTTCGCACGCGCCGCGATGGTCTCGGCTGCCCGCCGCCTGCTGCTTCGGCGATTAAGGCGGCATTCCTTACTTCCGTCTACCTTCTTAACGGAGAGGACGTTTCCTACTATCGCGTCCGATCCATCATCGAAAGCCTGTTCTCGAACGTGGAGGTGGTCTCGATCAACGGGCAGCGCGACGGGATTTCTCAGGGCGACAACCAAGATGTCGACATTGCGTTCATCGAGCGGGCATCGCTGGCCGCTGACGACATTACGGTGACGGTGACGGCATGAGCTGCGTTGATATCGAGGAACTTGTCGAACAAGGCCTATCGAAGGTCCTGACGCAATATCGCGAAAGTCCTCGGCTCCTTTTCATGATCGCAACCTACATGCGGAAGGTGGCAGAGGTTCACGCGGCGATCTGCGACCTGCCGAGCTACTTCGACCTGCAAACGGCAGTTGGGGACCAGTTGACGCTCATCGGCAAGCGCATGGGTTTCCCGCGCTGTCATTGCGTATGCGACATTTCTCCCGTCTACGGCTTCGCTTGCGACGGTGTTCCAACCGACCGCCCTATCATCGGTCCCTGCGAGGTGGGTTCGTGGGAAGGCTGCGGCGAGGACGGCATTTCGGAGATATGTATCGACGACGACGAGATGTACCGGAAGCTGCTCATAGCGCGCTCCTACCAGATGCAATCGCGGTACAGTCTTGCAGACCTAACCGCAGCTCTTCAGGCAATCTATGGCGAGCAAGCGGCGGTTCTCGATGCTGGCAACGGACGTGTGGTCCTCGCGCCATTCCGCGAACTCAGCGAGGCCGAGACGGCCATACTGCAGATCGTGCCGCGCGCCCTGCCTCTCGCGCCCGGCATCGTGTCCCGCTGGCATTTCGGAACGCGCATCGTCGCAGGGTTTGGGGAGGGATGGGGCTCTGCCTGCGAGGAATGGGAACCGGAAGGTCTCCCGCTTGCTACCGAGTCCGGCGATATCCTCGTTACCGAAGACGGTGAGGAAATATGGACCGGCCCGCTCACCCAAGGCGCCGACATGATGTGCGAGTTGGACGTCAAACCTTATAGTTGCTGACAAGGAACACCTAAAATGGCTGATTTTGATCCCCCGTTCGCATGGGATGGCGAGCGGCGCGTACCTACTGCTGACGAAATTCAGAGCGGCATCGGCTGTGGACCGTTCAGCCTACCCATGTGGAACTGGCTGTTCTGGTCGCTCTGGTCGGAACTTGGCGAGGTCATCACCCATGCCGGGTTGACTCCCGACAATGGCGACATGACGCAAGTGCGTCAGGCTATTCAGGCGATGATCGATGCTTCCACCGGAGGCGGTGATACCGAGAGTTACCTGACGCTGCTTCAGGCTTCGGCACGCCTGCCGATCTTCCCAGAGGTGCAGAACGATAACGGACATTTCGGCGTCACGACGCCGGGAACCGGCCAGGTGCGCGTCCCGGCCGGGGTCAATTTCCTGCATCGCGGGATATCGCCCTATACGACTACGCAGACCGATCTCGCGACGGATGCCAGCAAGACGTATCACCTTCGCTGGAACAAGGTGGATGGATTCGCTCTCAAGGATTTGGCATCCGGCGTGTACAACCCCAGCACTCTTTCGGAAGACAACGCGTCATTTGACAGCACGTTTGACGACATGCTCGTGGCGCGCGTCATTACCAACTCCAGCAACGTGCCGACGATTACTAATCTGGTCAATCGTGATCGGCTGATGCTGAACGCACCGATGACGGCCGGCGCCGTCGTTAGCCCCGGTCTCAATGAAGCGAGGTGCACGCAAGCTCTTAACTATGGTTGGGCCCGCACGCCAAAACAGAAGGGCTTCACCCGCGTGTTTATCGAAATGGCGAACACGGCATATGTGGACGGGGATGAGTTTATTTACACGTCTTATCCGGGGACGCCGGCCATCGATATTCCAGCCACGCGCTATGCGATGAACTTCATCTATGTCGTCGACATGATGGCTATGCCGGCGCGATTGATCGCGTCGATTGGAGCTTGATGCCATGGCTATTCGCATCGACGCCCTAAATCCGACAGTTCTACCTAGCCGGGACTATGTACTCCCGGCAATGAAGGACGGGCTCACGGTTAAGCTCACCGTAGGGCAGATACTCGATATCTTGATCGGGTTGGCACCTGAAACGCTCGATACGCTGGAAGAGATTGCCGCATGGATCGATGAGCATGAAGACGCCTACGAGGCTTTGCTTGTCGCTCTCGCGCAGAAGGCAGACGCGAACGTGTCTGTGCGGGTCGATGCCGCGCAATCCTTCACTGCGGCACAGCAGGCGCAGGCCAGAACGAATATCAGCGCGGCGCTCAAGGGGCACCTCTACGGCCTGACGCTCTCCAACAACGTCTCGGACGCCGCCAACGATATCGACATTGCAGCAGGCGAGGCGGCAAGCACGGAGATCGACTCTGTTCTTATGGTCCTCGCGTCCGCGCTAACCAAGCGGCTTGATGCGGCTTGGGCAGTCGGATCGGGAAACGGCGGCCTCGACACGGGATCGGTCGGCAACAACATCTACTATGTCTGGCTTATCCAGCGGTCGGACACGGGCGTCGTCGACGTGCTGTTCTCGCTGTCCAAAACCTCGCCGACCATGCCGACGAACTACGACCGTAAGGCACTCATCGGATCGTTTGCTAGGGTGTCGGGGGCGAATAATGTCCCGCGGTCGTACAGCCAGAAGGAGGTCGGCCCGTGGGTGGCGTATACACCGACTATAGTGGGTTTGGGGACCCCAACGCAGGTGTTGATCTATTCGCGTCGCAACGGGCCGGATCTGGAAGTAAGGGGGCAACTTACGTCGGGCGTATCAACGGTGACCACGTTGTCGATCTCGCTTGGCGTCGATGGCGTTAATGGTGGGCTCACTGTTTCCTCCATCTTCAACGGTCGCTACCTCGTCGGGACAGCGGCCCGGTCGGCCGTAGGGGCAGAATCCTACACCGTATTGGCCACCGACGGACAAGCCGGACTGAACTTCGGCGTTCAAAGCTCCGGGCGAGGTGGGACAACTACCGTCAGCGGCAGCACAATACTGACGTCAGGCGACGTCCTGCTGTTCAATGCCTCCGTACCAATCCAAGGGTGGAACTGATGGCCAAGGTGGTCTACCTGAACAACGTATCCAGCCCCCGCGTCAGGCAAGACTATTCGACGGCAGTTAACGTCACAGCTTCGGTGAAGCTCTTCGCTATGCCGTGACCGCGAGCGATCGCTTTGGGGTGGATCGCAGCCAATTCTTCATGGGAATTTCGAAGAAGCGGTAGATAACGTAGCTCATGAGGAAGGTCCCGCCAGCGAAGGCGGCTATCCGCAACGCAAAAGGTCCAATCCAAGACACGTTCTGATAGACGAACCAGTGGGATAAATAGATGGAATAGCTGAGGTTCCCAAGCAGGCGTGCGGTAGGGACAACGGCGAGCGGTAGCGAACTGGAGTAGGCGAAGAAGACTGCTGCGGAAGCGATAGCGCTCAGCGCAATGTATGCCGCCCCTCCCTCGAAAAGGTTCATCGGGAAGATTGGCGTAAACAGGGATATTGCTCCCACGAGGATGATCGAAACCACCCATCCGTGTTGCCACTCGGCGTTTCGCGCCCTGAAAATTATGATGCCCGACAAGAAGAATGGCGCGAAGGTGAGGGGCATAGAGTATCGTCCCCAAAAATCCGGCGAGTCTGGGGCGTGAAGAGTAGCAATCGCTGTCTGCTGAGAGAATACAAGTGCAGCCAACACAAGAGCAAGCGTTGTCACGCGAGCCTTTGCGGTCAGAACGCAAACTACCGGGAACACCACGTAAAACGCCAGTTCAATCCCAAGTGACCATGCCCCGGGGGTATTTGACAGCGCGCCGGGCAGCTGTAGAAAAAACAGGCCTGTGCCTGTAAAGAACGCCTTGGCAAGACTTTGATTGCCGTACCTGATTTGGAAATACACGAACGACAACGCGGCCATAAGCAGCAATAGAGGAATGATCCTCGCAATTCTGTTGCGGTAGAACTCTCTCAGCGCATCCGGGCCTATACCGTCTTCGAAAGTCCTCGAATATCGGATCATCAATACGAGAGCCGAAAGAACGAAGAACATGTAGACCCCGAACATCGATACGCTCTGAAGGTCGTATTTTGTCGACCAGTAGATGAAGTGATAGGCGGCAACGCCAATGGCGCACAGACCTCGCAGCAATTCGAGCGCGTAGAGTTTTTGATCCTTTATCGGCAACTGATAGTACCTCGGCGTTAATGTGCCCGCTTTACCACTGATCTGCACAACCTGAAAGCGGGCCGGCAGGGACTTTCAGCCTTCTGTCGGCCCTAGCCTGACCCCGTCAGGGGGGGCGATGCTCGGCTGCCTCTCGATATATCAAATTGAGACCCGGGAACGCCTCGTATCGCTCAACCGGGTCCCCTCACGATCTTACGCAGTACCCACCGTGAGCGGTCCATCTTGCACCGCAAGCGGTTAGGTGGGCAATCCGCCCGACCGGCCTAGCCGCAAAAAAGCGGCCGGCAGACGAGTGGCTATCTGCCAGCCCAAACCGTCTGGAAGACTAGGAAACCAGACGGGCCTCGCTCTATAGCATAATCCAACCTCAAGGACATAACCATGCGCGTTCATGCTTCCGACTGCGGCCTGCATAACTTGCCGGCCAAGATGCCGATGGCTTGCGATTGCGGGGTCGCTAAAGCCGACAGAGAAACCGCTCGATTGTCCGGTCGTTTCGGTTATATCCTCGGCGCGGCCCTTCGAAGTTCTGTTGAGTTATGGAAAATGCGGTGGCTCTACGTAGATGAAAAGCTCGGAAGCCCCGTCCACTTCCTCCTGACAACTGCCACGCGCTTAATGTCAGATCGCCGTCATGGTCATAACCAACCAGATGGGGCTCCACGGTCCTAAGCGAGCCGTCATAGTAGAACGTGACGATCCTTCTTTCGGCAATGGCGCGGCAGGCGTCATTCTCGATCATGCTTCATCCCCCGTTTTCAGGATGATTCCACCAACTCGCCAAAGAGTCGAGTGACTTCCTAAAGGACAATTTCCATGAATCGCGCAGCGTTTTACGTCAGCGTGCGAGCCCGCACGTCGGCAGTCTTCGGCACGTCTATCAGTCAGAGCCAGGTGCAGGGCGTCGAGGCCATCCTTGACGAAGCCGAGAAGCGAGGAACGCCGCTCCGGCAGCTCGCCTATATCCTCGCCACGGCCTACCACGAATCCGCCCACACCATGCAGGCGGTGAGGGAGACGCTCGCGACGACCGACGCGGGCGCCATCGCCGCGCTGGAGAAGGCGTGGAAGGCCGGCAAGCTGACATGGGTGAAGACGCCGTACTGGCGCAAGGACGCTGACGGCAAGTCATGGTTCGGCCGTGGTCTCGTCCAGATCACCCACAAGGCGAACTATCAGAAGCTCGGCATGCTGATCGGCGTCGATCTGGTGAAAGACCCGTCGAAGGCGCTGGAGCTTTCCACGGCGGTTCAAATCCTCTTCACCGGGATGGAGCTTGGCAGCTTCACGGGGAAGGCTCTCGCGGATTACATCAGCGACGGCCGGGCCGATTACGTCGGCGCTCGGCGGATCGTGAACGGCACGGACAAGGCGGCGCTGATTGCCGGTTATGCCGAAGCATTCGAGCGAGCGCTGATTGCTGGCGGCTATACCGCGAAGGCGCCGCCTGCCGCCACCGAGCCCGCCCCAGCGCAGCCGAAGCCCACCGCCACCATCGAGCAAGGCCCGGTCCCTTCCGGCAACTGGCTCGCCGGCATCCTCGCCGTAATCCTCAATCTCGTGAAAGGATGGAAGAAATGACAGCCGTACTCGCGCGCATCGCATTGCGCTATCTCGCCGCCGCCCTCGTCACGGCCGGCTATCTCGATTCGGACCTCGGCCAGCAGATCGGCGCGGATCCCGATATTCTGATCCTCGTCGGCGGTGCTATCGGCCTGGCCGTCGAAATGGCCTACGCTGCAGCCAAGCGGCTCGGGTGGGCGACGTGATCGGCCTCCTCGACGCCCTCAAGATCGGCGCCGGGGCGGTCCTCGGCGCTGCGCTCTTCGCCGGCCCAGCCTACCTCTACGGCGTCAAGGCCGGCAAAACGGCGGCTGCAACGGCTGCTCTGGAAAAGACCGTCGAACTCATCCAATCAAGGGAACGGACCAATGCGGAAATCTCTTCTGCTGATGCTGCCTCTCTGTGCGCTCATTTCGAGCTGCCAGACGCCGAACGCCTCGAATGCGTGCGCCGGGTGGCAGAGGCTTCAGCCCAACCTTGAGACTTCGGTGATCATCGCCACCAAGGATCGGCCATTCGCCAATCAGGTGGCATCGCATAACAAGCATGGCAAGCAGGCAGGATGCTGGTAATGACTCCATCGGATACGGACCCCGATCTTCGCAGCCGCATGGTGAGCGCGGAGCATACAATCCAGGGCAATAGTCAAAGACTGACCGCTCTAGAGGCTTGGCAGCGCCAGCGGGACATTGAAAGTGCGCGCTATGATGAGCGATGGAACGCTATGGATCACCGAATAGACGCGCGCTTCGCAGGGCTAGAACAATCCGTTGGCGACATAAAGACATCACTTTCCAGAATAAATTGGCTCATTCTTGGCGGGATCGTTTCCGGCATCATAGCCTTTATCGTCAGAGGTGGCCTTAGCGTCTAG